ACCATTGCTCCAGTCCTCGGGACCGGGCCTTGATCGGGTGCATGTTATTTTGTGGCCTGCGAGTAGCCGAAGCGGTGGCCCTCAGTCCGAGTGATATAAAAGGAGGGATGCTTGTACTACCCAAGGCAAAGACCAAGGGCAAGCTAGCCAGCCGGTCTATCCCGGTGCATCCTAGCCTAATGCTGTTGCTGCAACAGTACGGCCCACCCCAGGGCGAGTACCTATTCCCTGGCCGCCATGGCCGGGGTCACCTGCACCCTGCTAGCGCCAGCCAGGTGATCCAGGACTGCCTTACCCTGGCAGGCCTCTCCGGGCTGGGCATCACCACCCATAGCTTCAGGCGCACTGCCTTAACGAAGCTGAGCAATGCTGGCGTTCCCCTGCGGGTGATCCAGCAGATCAGCGGCCATAAGAGCTTGGCCAGCCTGCAGCTGTACCTGCAAGTCACGCCAGACCAGGTGGAATCGGCGGTGCTGGCAGCGTTTGGGTAACCCCCACTATTGTGGGGCTATACCATGCTTATCGAAGCACCCCCACTTATGTGGGGCCTGCACCCTCTGGCCGACTCACTCCCACCGTAGTGGGCAAGCTAGGGATAGCACGCGGGAGGCTGCACGATGAAGGTTCAGATTGACTGGCTCCTATACCCGGCCCTATTCCTAGGCGGTGGCCTCTACGGCGGCTTCTGTGCCTGGCTGTGGCAGCGCACCCGCATCATTGTAATGGAGCGCCGCTACAACCGAGTCTATCGCACCTACCTACGGCAACGATGGGAACTGCTAAAGCGTCGTTGATCCGTCGCCAGTTAGGCGAGGCCATTGCATTGCTAGAGCAGCACTGGCCCGCCATGACGGCACAGCAGGCCCGGGCCTTGCAACTCATTTTGGCGAAGCTGGGCCAGCCTTAGGCGCTACCTTGAGCAAGCGTAGCCCGATCTGCTGCACCATCTCGGAGCGGCTCAAGCCTAGCTCCTTGGCGACAGCATCCAGGCCTTCCCAGGCCTCATCAGTCATGCCTAGGGTTCGATCCTTTTTGCGGTGGCCCCAGAATGCTTTGCGGGGGCGTAGGTTGGGGTAGATGATGTCTGGCATAGAGGTTCTCCAATTTACCCCTACTATACAGCATGGCCAGCGGAAAGGCTAGGGGTATATTGACAAGCCGATATAGGAGGGGTATAGTGGAATTGTTGAACCACTTACAGAGGCAAAGATGCTTTACCTGCAGCCAGGAGAAAAGATAACAGCCAATCGGATCGCTAGCGCGTTTGATGAGCGATCTGCTGTCGACCTCGGCTACCTTAATGGCCAGCTTGTCTTCCAGGTCTCCGTGAACGGAAGCCTTGTGGGCTATATTATGCCTCCGCGTGACGGGGGTGCCTGGGGGATAAACCTTTCTCAGGGAGCGCATGAGCAAAGAGGATATTACCGCCCTATCCTGAGGCAAGCTAACTCTCCGTATGGAGTTGCGATAAGCCATTCCCAGGCGGATATGGATGATCTAGTCTGGGATCTGCAGTTTTTTGCTCCTCTTTAAGCAACTTACTCCACCCCACCTCCCCACCACCCCGGCCCCATGGCTGGGGTTTTTGTTTGCCTACAGCTTCCATACCCAGAGCAGCAGTGCCGCTAGCCCGCCACTGGTGACCAGCATGAGCCATTGCACGAATAGCGGTTGCTTAGTCCACCAGGCCCAGACCGACTCCACCCATTCCGCCCACCATGGCCGGGCACCCCGGGGCGCATCGCCGGTTATTTCAGTGTGGTGGTCATGGCCATGGTCCTGCTTGGCTGGCTCAGTCATCAGCTTTGTCCCGCTAGTGTCATCATCATCGTGAGAAACCCGGTAGACTAGCCCGCCTAGCCATAGCACATCATGGGCCATCAGATCTGCCCATAGGCCAGGCTTCAGGGCCCGGCTATTGATATAGGTGCCATTGGTGCTGAAACCGTCCTTCAGTTCCCACAGCCACACCCGCTCGCCTGACTGGGTAACATCGGTGGCCCGTAGCTCGGCGTGTCGTTTCGAGAGCCGTGAGTCTATAATGTGAATATCGCATTCCGGATCCCGGCCAATACTCCACAGTCCAGCGGGGGGCGGCCAGGAACCATCCAGCACCCAGTAGGGGTGTTGGCCATCGACTGGGTGTAGGCAAAGCTTGCGGGTCATGGCTATAGAATGCCCAGCCCACCCAGCCTAGGGAATGCTGAAAGTGTTGTCAGTCCCTACCCGGCCTAGGCCGGGTTTCCTGCCAATGGCCACCCTCGGCGCACTAGAGCTAAGAGCAGAATGGAAGAAATGGTTAGTCGCTAGCTATGCTGCGGCGCCCACCGACTCGGTGGACCTGGACAAGCTAGCCAGGAACCTGCTGCCCTGGGCCCAGCCATTGCTAGAGCCACGCCGGTACAAATGCCTATGGGGTGGCCGTGGCTCGGGTAAGTCCACCGCTGCGGCTGATGCGCTGCTGATCGAAGGGGCCCGGCGTAAGTGTCGGGTGCTATGCGCCAGGGAATTTCAGGTGTCCATCAAGGACTCGGTTCACCATCTGCTAAAGCAACGCATTGAAGACCTGGGGCTGGAGTCCGTGTACTCTGTCCAGGAGGCCCAGATCCTTGGCCCCCGTGGCACCCAGTTTATTTTCAAAGGGCTGCGCCATAACATCAGCTCCATCAAATCCATCAGCGGCATCACCCATTGCTGGGTAGAAGAGGCCCAAACCATCAGCCAAAAAAGCTGGAATGATCTGGTGCCATCCATCCGGGCCCCAGGTTCTGAGATCTGGGTAACCTTTAATCCATATCAAAAGACGGATCCTATCTATCAAACCTTCCTGATCAACCCTGGCCAGCTAGGCGGTGGCAGCTACATCCAGCGAGTGAACTGGGATCTTAACCCGTACTTTCCGCCAGAGCTAGACGCTGAACGCCAAGCCATGCAGGCCACCGATCCTGATCTGTACGAGCACATCTGGGAAGGGGAGTGCCTGGAGAATGCAGACTCCCAGGTGCTGCATGGCAAGTGGATTGTGGATGAGTTCAAGCCTGCCACTGACTGGCAGGGGCCGTACTTCGGCGGCGACTGGGGTTTTGCTGCAGACCCGACCGCTGCGGTTAAATGCTGGATCCATGGCAACCGGCTTTATATTGAGCAAGAAAGCTATGCCCATCGGCTAGAGCTAGACGAAACAGCTAAGCGCTGGATCCGGGATATTCCAGGCATCGACGGCCATGTAGTGCGGGTGGACAATTCCAGGCCAGAAAGCATCAGCCATGTGAGCAGGCGGGGCATCCCCAGGCTGACGGCGGTGCGCAAGTGGCCGGGCAGTGTCGAAGACGGCATCGCCTACCTGCGCAACTTTGAGAAGGTTGTCATCCACCCTCGCTGCTCCAATATGGCAACTGAGGCCCGGCTGTACTCTTACAAAGTAGACAAGCTAAGCGGCGACATCCTGCCTCAGGTAATTGACGCCAACAACCACTTGATGGATGCGCTGCGCTATGCGCTAGGGCCCATGATCCAGCAACGGCAGACTGGCATGGCTCAATCGGTTGCGGTTTGGGGCTAGGGCACACTATCACCATGAACGATCCATCCCTCCCCAACTACCACGACCCGGCGCTAGCAAAGCTCCAGCCAGCGCTAAAGCTATGCTTTGACGTATGGAATGGGCTTTATGGGCTCAAGGCTGACTACCTGCCCCAGGCTAGCCGGGAACCCCGGGCCGCCTACGATGATCGGGTGAACCGGGCCGTATTCAACAACAAATACCGGGCCCAGGTGGAAAGCATCAGCGGCTTGCTGACAGCCTTCGACGTTGAGGGCTACCCGGCCAGCTTCGAGCAAGCTGAAGCGGATGGCCTATACCTGGACGGTAATGGATCCGACTGGACTAGCTTTTTACGCCAAGCGGATGAACTAGCCCTGCGGGATGGGCTAGTGTATGTGCTGACCAACAATGTGCAGCTGAGCCCGGAGGATGCCGCCACCCGCACCGCTGCCGACCGTCGTACCTACCCACAATGGACGCTGGTAGATCGGCGTAATGTGATCAACTGGCGGGGGGAGTTGCGTAATGGATCCATGGTGCTCACCCAGGTCACTATCGTCATGCACCGGGACCAGACCGTCGGCAGCTATGGATCCATCAGTGAGCCCTATTACCATACCTTTCGGCTATTGCCGGGCGATGGTGGTGTTAGCCTGACGGTGGCCCGCATCAGTGACCGTGGGGCGGTGGATATTGTGGACGAACGCACCGCACCAGTCCAACGGATCCCGCTCCAGGCCTACCCGGATGTGACCAACCCATTCCCCCATGACGGTGACCTGCAGCTACCGTACCTGCTCAAGGCCGCCGAGCTAAACATTAAGCTATTCCGCCAAGAGTCTAGCCTGGATACAATCCAGTATCGGGTGAATGCGCCCACGGTCTATCGGGTAAGCAGCATGGACTTTACCCAGCGGCCACCGATCATTTTTGGACCCAACCATGTAATTGAGCTGATGCGGGACAGCAATACCACCGCTGCTGGCGAAGACTCGGTAGGGGTGATTGAGATTACTGGCCAAGGCATTGCTGAGCTACGGGAAAGCTGCAACGAAACCCGCCGCGCCATCGACGAGGAAGGTGTCGGGTTCATTGGTGGTGGCAGTGTCCAGCGATCTGCAACAGAGGCCTACCTAGCCGCCACCCGGGCCAGTGCCAGCCTGAATGGCTATGCCAGGGCCAAAAGCCAGGCTGTCAAAGCGCTGGTGGCCGACTGGTGCCTATTTACTGGCGAAGACCCCAGTGACGTTGAAGTTGAGATGGATCAGTCTGTTCTGGAGATGCCGCTTGATGCCCAGGAGATGGGCGCATTGCTAGGCCTATGGCAAGCAGGCGCTATCGACCATCAAACCTTGCTGGAGCTATTGCGGATGGGTCGCCAGCTGCCGCCTGGTGTCGATATTGAAGAGATCATGGAGCGGGTGGCGGTGGAACGCGATGCCGCCATGCCGACGACGCCGGAGGTGATTAACGGGATCCTGATGCCAGCCAGCCAGCCTGGGCAACCTGAAGCTGTACCTGAAGACTGACAACTATGCACATTCTTGTTTTGGCGGATGCTCCGCCGATGCCAGGCCTGACAACAGGCTTCGGCAGGGTAGCGGCGCACCTATGCCAGGCTCTGGTAGATGGCGGCCACACCGTCACCCAAGTGGCGATCAACTACCTGCAGCAAGCCCAGCACCCTTACCCATGGCGGCTACTCACCACCAAGGGTAGAGATCCCTTGGCCAATGATCAGCTGGTGGGCCTGATCCGGCGATTTAAGCCTGATGCGGTGGTGGGCTTCAATGACATTTGGGTATGCAACCGATGGTTTTCTATCCTATGGGCGACGTGCAAAAACTTGGGCATCGCCCAGATCCCATTCTTTGGCTACTTCCCGGTAGACTGTGCAGGCTATGAAGCCGAGCTAGCCCGGCTATTACCCCACTGGGCTGGGGTGGCCACCTACGCCCCCTTCGGGCTACAGGTGCTGCGGGCCGCTGGCTACCAGGGCGACTGCGCCATCATCCCCCATGGCATCGAGCCACCCCTGCAGCCTAGCCGCAGCCTATTGCCAGAGCCATTGAAGGATGCCTGGGTTGTACTGAGGACAGACATCAACCGCCCTCGCAAGCGCTATGACTTGACCATTCAAGCCTTCTGTGAATTTGCCCAGGGCAAGCCATTGCCGCCAGAACCGGGTGCCCCCATCCTCTGGCTACACTGCGCCGACTATGGCGATGACCTGCCTGTACGGGAGTACTATGAACGCACCCTGGCCAGGACCGGCTATGCCTTCGAGCAACGACCATTGTTGCGCAGCCATACTGCTGGCGATAACCACCATCCCTTCTGCAGTGATGCCGACCTAGCGGCCATCTATGCCAGTGCTAACTGCTACCTGCAGACCAGCGATGCCGAGGGCTGGGGCCTATGCCCGGTCGAGGCTAGCCAGTACGGCGCAACCGTCATTGTAGGCAACCATTCCGTCCACGCTGACCTATGGCCAGGGCGAGCATTTATGGTGGATCCAATTGACTCGCGCTCAGAAACCTTTGGGCTGCTGCAGATTGACAAGGCTGGTCAGGTGCGCCAGGTTAGGACAGCGCTGGACTATCCGGTTGTCTCCAGCCATGACTACGCCAGGGCCCTAGAGCAGGCCTACAGCAACCCCGATCTATGTCAGCAATATCAACAACAGGCCCGGGAGCATTGGCAGTCTAGCTCGTTCCAGTGGCCAGTGATTGAGCAACAATTTAGGGATTGGATCGACGGGGCACCCTAAAGGCGTCGCATTGTTCACCGCCATGGCCCTCACCGCTGACGACCTTAACCGCATTGTCAAGTATCGTGCCTTTAGCCTGGGCGACTCAGCCGGAGGGCCGCTGACCTGGCAAAGTGTCATGCAGTTGATCCAAAACCAGATCAACTTTGTCAATGCCCAAGATACTAAGTTCGGCACTGACGTTGCTGGCTTGATCCAGGCTGACCTGGACCAGATGGATGCTGACGATGCCGCCCAGACCGCAGCAGCCGGCCAAGCAGGCCTAAAGCGAGTGGATGTGATTGAGTATTTTCAGAGTGGATCCACCGTTGGCTACAGCGCCAATATTGAACGACTGCGGCTGCGGGTAGCGGCCATGCTCAGCCAGACCTACTCGCCGATGATGGCCGCTGGCACATCTGAACTAGGCCGGGGGTAGGGCTGGGCACCCTATTTTATGACCGGCGTGAAGCCAATATGCGTGATGCACCATGATTATTGACGAACAACAACAACCGACCTCTGACGCACCCCAGGCGACTCCCCCTAATCCGCCAGCCAATAGCAGTCAGGATCCAAACAGCGAGACCGCCTATGCTACTTTGCAAAAGGAGCGGGAGGCCCGCAAGGAACTAGAGAAGAAAGCCAAGCAGCTTGAAACCCAACTGCAAGCCTTCAGCGGCATCGACCCTGGCAAGTACAAAGAAGCCATGGAGATCGCCGCTAAGCAGGCTGAGTGGGAACAACAACAGGCTGAACTACGGGCCCAGTTTGAGGCAGATGCCCAGGCCAAGTATGAGCCAGTGCTAGAGCAACAACGCCAGCAACTGGCAGCCGCCCAGCAGTCCTTGCTAGACTTTCAGCGAGATACGGCCCTAGAGCAGGCGTTTTATGCCGCCGAAGGATTCCCGGGTGAATTTGAGCCTGCAGCATTAGCGCTGCGGGGCCGAGTGCGGGTGTCGGCCAATGGGCTGGAGGTGTTAGAGCCGGACGGCAAGACACCCGCCTATGTGGCCGACAAGGGCCAGAGCAGGCCCAAGACAGTCGCCGAGTTGATCGACGAACTGAAGGGCACCACATCCTGGTTTGCCCGCCATTTCAAAGGCTCTGACCGGCCAGGCTTCGGCGTCCTGGGTAGCCCAGGCCAGGGCCTACCCGCCGAGGCAAGTGGCAAGGATGTATGGGCGGCAGTGACCGCTCAGCGCCAGAAACAATTTGGCGGCAGGTAGCCTGGGCACACTAGAACTATCGAGGCGTGATGCCTCATTAGCCTGCGTGATGCAGCACCACCACAAAAGCTTTTGAGGCATACCCATGGCATTAACATTAATCGAAGCAAGCAAGCTAACCCAAGACCCGGTCACCCGGGCAGTCATCAATGAATTTTCTGCAGGCGAGATCCTTGGATCCATTCCTTTTGAAAATGAGGAAGGTTCTGGGGTTCACTACAACCGGGTGGATCAACTGCCTGGTGTTGGCTTCCGTGCCCTAAACGAAGCCTTTGACGAGTCCACCGGCGTCATCAACCCGCAGTCTGAAGCATTCCGGTTCTATGGCGGCGACATGGATGTTGACCGCGCCCTGGTCAACCTGAAGGGCCAGCAAGCCCGGGTTGCCCATGAGCAACTGAAGATCGAAGCGCTGCGCCTTGGCTGGGAGTACCAGTTCATCAAGGGCGACTCTGCCGCCGATCCCCGTGGCTTTGATGGGCTGCAAAAGCGGATCACTGGCAGTCAGCTGATCAGCAATGCGGATGGCGGTGCAGCACTCAAGCTGACCAAGCTGGATGAACTGCTGAGCCAGGTTAAGTTCACTGGCGGCACCCCGTACCTGATGATGTCTCGCAAGATGAAGGATCTGCTAACTGCAGCCTCTCGCGATACCACTAAGAGCGGGTTTATCCAGTATGAACAGGATACCTTCGGTCGTAAGTTGCCCCAGTATGGCGGGGTACCTATCCTGACCGATGACATCAGCTCCCCCATCCTGCCCTTTACTGAGGCCAGCCCTGATGGCGCTGTATCGACCTGCACCAGCGTCTACTGTGTGGTCTTTGGCCCGCAGATGACCACTGGCATCCAGGGGCGCAATGATACGGCTAGCGGGTTCGGCATCAGCGCTCGGGACTTGGGCGAAGTCCAGGACAAGCCAGTATTCCGTACCCGGGTTGACTGGAACTGCAGCTTTGCCATCTACAACGGCTACAGCGTAGCCCGGCTGTATGGCATCACCAATGCTGCTGTAGTGGCCTCCTAGGCTGCACCGATAGTTACCTAGACCTTTACTGGACCTAACGACCATGCCTAACCTATCTGGGGCTAACCCCTCTCTGACTACGCCTAACCTCAAGGTGCGGCGCCATGACCCAATTGACGACAGCCTGAAGCTAGCCGCCTTCTCTGGCATCAGCGCTAGCAATACCGCTAGCACCGGCATCGCCCTTAAGGCCGAGAAGATCGGCCCATACCTGGCGGTGGTTTGCTACAACGGCCACGAAGCTGATGGATCCAAGTATTGGACCGTCAATGTGACCGGTGCGGATAACTCCAGCTTTACCAACGAAGTGACCCTGGGCAGTATTAAGTTACTGTCTGGTAGCAATGCTCGTAAAGAGTACCTGGCGCTCGATGGTGCTGCTGTCAATAGCTTGATGGCAGCCGCTGGCGAAGGGGAAGCAGTCTATGTGCGGGCCACCGCCACCAAGACCAGCACCCCCGGCAACCTGACCGGCCAGGTCTACCTGACCTCTGACTAGCGTCTGTTAAGTTTCTCCTCTGTGGTTCTCCCTCGCCCCCGGCATTGCTGGGGGTTTTTTCTTAGCGCTTGAACCGTACTTCTAGCACTTCATTGCCTTGAATGATCACCCGCTCCACCAGTTCAGCATAGAGCTGACGGCGCTCTGGGGCGGCCAAGGTACTCCAGTCCATCGACGCGGCATCAATGGCTTGCTGCTGTAGCTGCTGGCTGCTGGCTAGCGCCTGACCCTGGTGGCTACGCCTAGCCAGGATCTCTGCCTCAATGGACGCTATCTCCTCAGCGATGGCAGCCCGGTGGGCAAGGGGCTGGAGTGCGGCTATCTCCTGCTCCAGGGCAGCAATGGCAGGGTCAAAGGCTGTGTCAGATTTCAGGCTATGGGCGATAGCCTGGGCATGGTCGATCAATGCCTCCTGGATAGCTGCTTCGATCATGTCCTGGCGGCAGGAACGGGTCTGGGGGCACCGTGGCCGGTTAGGGTATCCTCCACCATTGGCAGCACAGATAAAGTACCGATTCTTTCCGCGAGAGTTGGGGCGGCACCGACAGCCACAACTACAAGACACGATGGGCGGCACCGCATGGATGCGGCCCTGGTTGTTGCCCCGCAGCTGACGGTTTAGGTCGATCCAGTACTCGATACGCTTGTACTCATCCTCGCTGATCAAGGCTGGGTGAGCATTGTAGCGCCATTCGTTAGTTTTGCGATAGTGCAGGTGACCGCGTAGGGTAGGGTTCTTTAGCCACGCCCGCCAGACCGTCCTGTTTCGACCAATGCCGTAGCGGTCTTGCATCATATGGGTGAGCTGTAGCAAGTTGCCATGCTCTAGGTAGTAGTCTACCGCCTCTCTGGCCGTGCCCCAGTCTGGCCCGGGCTCGTAGCAGCTATTGTCAGCAGATCGTTGGTAGCCAAAGGGAGGCAGGCCACCCATCGGCCTACCCTGGCGGCGTAGTTGCACGTTAGCCCGCTTCAGCCGTGCCGATAGCTCCTCAGAGTAGTAGTGGGCCATGAGCGACTTAACGCCGGTTGTAAGCAGCCCTGAGGCGGTCTGGAGCGTGATTTCTTGGCCGGTAGTTAGTTCCTTCACCTGCACGCCAGCGGCCTCTAGCTGGGCAAGGCTTTCCATCGCCCAGACGGTATCTCTTGCCCATCGGGTCCATTCCACCACCCAGACGGTTACCTGGTGCCGGTGCTGGCGTAGTTCAAGCGCCCGGTCAACTAGGCGTAGAAACTCGGGCCGGTCCCGACGGCGGCCAGACAATGACTCGGTAAATAGTTCGTCAAACTCTACCTGTTGTTGAAATTGCTGGATCTGCAGGTCCAGGTTTTGGTCCTTGCTGCTGACCCGGCCATAACAAAGCTGATAGTGTGCCATGGGTTACGCCCTCCCCCATGACTAGCCTACTATGGCGACCCTGGCTAGGGGTGCCATGACATAACCTGCAAAGAGGATGTGTCATGGCGGTACTGGAGTGGGGGTTAGGATTGGGTCTGAACTGCAACAGCTGACCACCAGCGATAGTCGTCTTGAGAATTTTCGCCTAGTGTTGTCAGCGTCAATGTGTTTGTCTCTGTGTCTATAATCCCAAACTGATTTCCTCCATTAAAAATGTTCAGAGTCGGGATACAGTAGATTTTCTTGTCTACGACCGCAGATGCGCTCCACCCATAACTTATTGCAGGATCTGCACCTAATGTCGTTAGTGTCAATGTGTTTGTTTCTGTGTCTATGATGCCGAACTGATTTCCTCCGAGGTTGCGCTGTGGAATACAATAAATTTTTGTACCTACAACTGCAGAAGCAATCCATGCGTACCCTACGGCAGAGCTTAATCCTAGTGTCGTTAAAGTTAATATATTGGCTTCTGTGTCTATAATGCCAAATAAATTTCCCTTTGCATTAATATAAGGAATGCAGTAGATCTTGGTGCCTACAGCCTGAATTGTTTCCCACCAATGATTCTCATTAAGTGAAACTCCTAATGTTGTCAACTCTATTGTGTTTGTTTCCGTGTTTATAATTCCAAACTGGTTCGCCCCTACGTTAAAATCTGGAATACAATAAATCCTTGTAGCTACTGCCGCCGAAACACCCCATCTATAGCTTGTCTGATCGTCCAGCCCTAATGCTGATAACGTTAATGTGTCCGTCTCTGTGTCTATTATTCCAAATAGATTACCTGCACTAGCAGAGCTTGGTATACAATAAATCCTAGTGCCTACAGCTGAAACGCCTATCCAAAAGTAATCTATCCCCGGATTAAGGCCTAACGCAGTTATTGTTAATGTATCTGTGTCTGTATCTATAATTCCAAACTCATAATCACTAGTGCCAAAAAAGCGCGTTGTTGGCAAGGCATAAACTTTCCTGCCTACAGATACAGATCTAAACCAATAGTAATCTATTCCAGGGTTAGCGCCTAATGTCGTTAGCGTCAATGTGTTTGACCCTGTGTTTACAATCCCAAACTGATTTCCTGCGGTATTAAAATACGGAACACAATAGATCCTAGCCCCTCTCGCCCCAAACCATACCCAGCCTAGCTGCCTACCCATGCCTACTCTTCCTCCATGGCCAGATCAAAGGCTGCTGACTGAAACTGCACCGTAAACGACAGCAGTTCAGGCCCGACAGTAACGCCGGTCAAGCCTAGCTTTAGCAGGCTGCCAAGCTCTAAGATCGTGGTGCCTAGGGTTACTGGCTGGTTCTGGCCATTGGCGGTATCGACTAACAGCGTAGCCGTGATGGTGCGGTTTACCTGCTGGTTATTTTGGGTGACCGTCCAAGCTAATGTACTAGCCCCAGCGCCTTGAGTCACACTAGCCACAACGACTGGATCCGCATTGACCCGCAAGTGCAACGCCATGATCTTGCGTGGCTCATCGTTGTAGGTGATCAACGGGTATTGCTTAACCGCTGGCGTTTCGATGCCGCCGCTCAGCGAGTCCAGGCCAGAGGCAACCGGGATCCACCTGCCGCCTGTGTTAGCACTCGACTGCTGCCAGTAGTACAGCGTCATGGTATCGCGGTCTAGGTAGCGGTCAAACAAGTACCTAGCCGCTAGGGGTGTCTCGCCCTGGCCTTGGGTGTTGGGGTCGCCCTGCCATGCCTGGAAGCCTCGCTCCTCAGCGACCTGGGCTAGGCGTTCCCGTAGGTCGCGGATGGCTTGGGCATCGCCGCCAAAGCTAGCAGGCATACCACCAACCAAACCATTGTTGGCTGGCACTGCTTGGCCGACCGGCACCCCGCCAGAGGTGACCGTTCCCTTGGGGCGGTAGCTGCCGGCTGCGCCAACGGTGCGATAGTTGCCGCCACCGTCATAGATGGCCGTGCGCTGGGCCTGGTCAGCACTGGCCGACTGGCTAGCCTGCTGGCCCTCTAGGCGTTGTTGTTGGCTGTTCAGCACCCGGCTGGTGATGGGTTGGGTTGCCATTTAGGGCCTCCATAAAACGCTGGGCAATAATGCGTCGATCATAGGGCTGGGCTAGCTGGCGACAATGGCCATAGCTAAGCCGCCGACCATTGTCGGTGACCTCGCGGATCGCTCCGGCTAGTCGCATGGGGTTGTGGTCTATCAAGTATGGATACCGCCCCATCTCGCCCATAATTTCTTGGGGGCCACCACTGCCAGCGATAGCAATAGGCGTACAACCGTTCGCCCATGCCTCGACAATGGCCCGCCCAAATGGCTCAAACTGGCTAGGCACCACCACACACTCTGCCTGTCGATACAGCCGCCCAACCTGCCACTGCCTTAGCTCGCCGATGAACTTTACCTGCCGCGCTAAGTTATAGTTTTCTACCATGGGGCCAAAGTCCTCAACCATTGGCCCGGCAATGGTAAGCCGCCAGCGTGGGTTAAGAAACTTCATGGCTTGCAGCAATAATGGGATCCCCTTGCTGCGGCACACCCGACCAACATACAACACACCGCTGCGGAAATGTGGGCGAATCCACCGTGGCACATAGACCGGATCTGGCAGAACTGTGACCGGGTACTGGGTCCAGGCATTGGCGACAAACTGACTGCTAGCAAACAAATGGCCAACCCCATCAATAGCTGGCCGGGCAGTCAGTCGGTACACATCCCGACGGATCCAGGCAATGCGCTGGGCCGGATCTGCCTTGGGTAGCCATTTAATTTCATCCAGGCAATCGACAGCATAGTAATCTGCCTTAACGTCTGAATCACGGCTATAGAACGCTTGCACGCCAATATCGTTAAGGCCCCTAACCAATTCCCTGGTTGAGATGTACCGACCTGCCACCCGCCGATCTGGTGCCGGGTAGCGCATGAAGGCTATACGGCATACCATGACGTTGCTCCACTGCCTGACACATAAAGGGTTGCCGCCGTCGAATTGCCGTAGATGTCAACGGCATAGTTGATCAGAAACTGGCCAGCAAAGTTAGCCGTCACTACTGTATTAGGATTGCTAGTACTGTTGCGCCGAATGGCACTGGATGAGGCCACAACCCAGCTAGCGCTAGTGGTGCCGGTGGCCACCCAGACTACTTCCCTAGCGCCCTGAGCATCGCTCAAAACAGTTGTCCGTTGGACGTAGAGCGAATTTGCGGCTAAGGGCGTAATGCTGTTTAGGGGCGATGCGGTGCCGATGCCCTGGACTCCGCCAGTCCCGCCCCCAGCGATAGAGACTGTCACGTTGCCGCTCAGCGTGCCATTGCTGGCCACATGGGCAACCGCCAGCGTCCGGTCATTGCCGTTATCGGTGCTACTGGTGACGGTGTAGTAGGCATACTGACTGGGGTCTGACTCGCTGACCAGCAGAAGGCCAGACCCAGCCCCAACCAAGTTAAGCAGGCTGGCCATGGCCTTGCTGTTGCGGTCCGTCTCGTGAATAAATACCTGGGTAGCGCTGGCAGACGCTGCATTATTCAGCCGCACCTGGCCCGCCGCTGGCCCGCTAGTGGTGGTGCTATTGAAGCTGTACTTAAAGCCAAAGCCAGAGGTCGCAGACGATCCAGCCGCCCCAGCTACCCCCCAGGTCAGCGTCACCCCGCCTGCTAGGGTGCCATTGCTGGCCACATGGGTCACTGCTAGGGTGCGGTCTGTGCCGTTGTCTGTGGAGGAGGTGACAGTGTAATAGGCAAAGGCCAATGGATCCGACTCGTCTAGGATCTGGATCGGGCTACCATTGGCGATGGTGCCAAGCAGGCTAGCGATAGCCGCCCCATTGCGGTCCGTCTCGCTGACATAAAGCTGGGTGGCACTGGCTGGGCTGGCATTGTTAAGCCGTAGCAGGCCAGCCCCAGGCCCGCTGCTGGTGCTAGTGCTGAAGGTATAGCGGATGCCAAAGGCCCCGGCCCCCGCGTCGCCCCGGGGGATGGTGAAGTCTAGCACCGCCGCTGATGTGGTGCCGCTGTTGGTGACTGTGGCATTGCTGCCAGCGCTGCCAGTGGTGATGGTGCCAATGCTTACCGTTGCCGCCTGGCCGTCGGCGGCACTGCCCGACATTAGCGCCCCTGCAGTAGTGCCCGTAGTGCGGTACAGCTTACCTGCATTGGGTGCCGTCAAGCATTGCACCAGGATACCTGCCTCAGTTGGCACATAGCTAGACGGATCGCCGGTGAAAGTCACCACTTTCGAGCTATGGAGCTGGGCCCCAGTCAGGATATTATGTTCAACCTCTGGCATATCAGTCCCCGTTTATGCCTTAGTGTTCCCACTACTACGCCTGCGCTCTGGATCCCAGATGATCGTACAGTCCTTGAGTGCGTAGTTATACCACGCGCCATCCGGGCCATGGATGATCAGCCGCTGTCCCTGGATCTGGGCAAGGCCCCGTACAGCCGTGCCATCGGTCTTGGTGACAATTGCCTGTCTTGGTACCATTTAGTTCACCCCTGGATAGGTCCATCGAGCCCGGTAGCCCCGGCCATCAATATGCACAAAACCCTGGCCCCGGGCTAGCCCGCCTCGACTAGCCCACCATGGATCCAAACGATTATACACATCCACCAACGATACACCAGGGATGTGAAAGTCAACCGCATCGCCAACCATATGCCGACTCTGGCTGGCACCGCCCACCCTACGGTTAGTCACTGGATCCCGGTACCAGGAGTTAACCACGACTGGTGCGCCGCCGAATAGGCCACGCACATTCTGCATTACCTCAGCGATCTTGATAATTTTGTAGACCACATCCGGGTTAGCAGGTTGCCGGTAGCTGCCAGCGCTATCGACATGGAGCGCTTCACCCCAGGTAAAGCTCTGGCTTTTTAGGCCAATTGGGTCGGTGCTGTAGTAGTTGCCAGTGAACCCTGGCAGGACGATGCCATAGCCCTTGGCGGTATCGCTGGGGGTATCCTTGGGGTCATTGTCAGCGCCATGGCCTTGGGGGTCCAGGCAATGCTGAGCATAGACCCACCAGGTATTTTTGCGAGATGGGTGGAGGGTGGCTAGGTTGAAGCCAGTGGCATCGACGGTGAAGCAGATATGGCCATGCTCTTGACGATAGGCCAGGATCGGGATCACGGTGCCCTTCAGCACCTTGGCAATTTCTTCAACCTCAAAGCTAGCCGCTGGCTCAGGCAACGGCTTCAGGTAGGTATCGACGGCAATGGTAAGAGTGGGGCGTTCCATGGGTTCTCCTGGCTAAGGTAAACTCGACGGCCACTACCTGAACGTCTCCGGGCTGCATCTTGGATCCAGGTGGCAGCGATAACGATGGTTAGCAGTATGGCAACTGTGCGCATGACTGGACCGGGCTAGCTAGCTATAGGGTGCCCAGCCGGTTGACAGCCACTAGCCTACGGTTTATAGTTGGGTTGTGCCCTGCACACGAACTCCTAACTCTCAGCCCTCAGCACCTTGGGAAATGCTGGGGGTTTTTTATACTGTGGCAAACACCTGAATGCCGGAGGCCTCGACCGGCACAGCATTAGCCACCACGATGGTGCCAGTGATGGGCTCTGGGTCAGGGGTGGGGTTGCCCACTGTCGGGGCTGGCGTGGTGCCCACCAGGATGCCAGACACCGCCACCTTGCAAGTATCCACCGTATGCTCCCAGGTGACGCTATCGGCTCGGTAGTGCAAGATCCGCCCGGATGGTTCTACTACATTGAAGGGAAACAAGGGCGGCGCGGTCAGCAGTGCATCGGTGACCGGTAGCTCGACGATAGCGGCCCTGTGGCGGCCTGCAATCAGCTTTAGGTGTAGCTGCGCCATGGTTTCACACTGGGCCTGACTGAAGCCATAGGGAAGGGCATAGAGCCGCTTTCTGGTGCGGCCACTGCCACCGCCAGGCTGGGTATAGTTGATGGTGGCCTGGTATTCAACATCTTCAAAGGAATATTCATCATCCAAAAGCTCAGCCCGGGGTGGCTGCGTCTCGCCAGAATTGCTGACCGTCGTAGTGCTGCTGGTGATCGGCGCTCCGCTACCGCCTTCTGGGTTATTGTCCTTGTACTTGCGAGGATACTTTTCAGTGCGGCTTTTCTTCCAAGTGTCTTTGCCAACCTTTTCCCATGTGTCAATCTCGCGCTTTACTTCGACAAGTTGAGTATTGGGTGTTTCAAAGGGAGGTTGATTTTGCAAAGTTCCATCAACCAAATATCGAATCTGCTCCTCGACTCGTTCTATGCGCTCAACGGTTTCGCCTTGAGTGTAAGTGTAAGTTGTGGTCGTCCTGCCGACTAGATCAACAAATCCGATCTGAGAACTCCCATCCTGTCTAACAAAATATGTAAAACGCTCTTGATCTATCTCCTGGATCTCCTGCTCTAGCCTGCCAAACTTAGCACCATTGAACGTTTTTGTTGTCGTTGTAGTTTTCCATTTCCTTAAGTCGCAAACAGCAAGACCACTAGCCCCGACTGCCGGATCTTTAGAAACACCAGCAGTTATGCCTTCTTCACGAACAATTGTTACCTCATTGGTCAGCGCTCCGTTTTTCGTGCGGTCTACTTTTGTAGTGGTTCTGCCTATAGTGCCTTCTCCGGCACATGTCTGAATCCCAAAAAAGTTGCTGTATTTATAAAGACTCTTATCCCCTTCTACTGTCACCACATCAACAATCGGATACCTGAGTCGGGTCTTAACAACACCTGACCCCGCCACCTTGATCTGGTCTGGCGGACTACCCTCGGTCTTCACAGCTTGGTAGGCCACGTCGTTGGTGCCCAGGGTGATGGTTGCTGTCGGGCTGGCTATGGCTAGGCTAAGCTGGCCAGCCACCACTGTTCCTGCCGTGTTCTGGTACAAAAACCGGTAGTCATTGCTGTAGGCGATCTCGCCTGCTTGCTGAATAAAACTGCCGCCCGGCCCTTTACCGTCTGGGTTGACTACGCCATAGGGCCAGTTCGTTGTTATGGCCATGTCAGCTTGCAGGATCTCGTTTGCCTTAAGCAAGTTGATGACAACCGATCCTGAATTTAGCTCAGCAGCCAGCGTCACCCCGGTCTTTTCATCGTCGTACTCAAAGGTATTGTGCCAAGCCAGCCGACAGCCTAGCTCCAACACAATGCCCTCCCCCGGTGCCGGGAACTCTGGCTCTTCCAGCAAGAACAAGCGCCCCATCGGGTGGACGACATAGGCTCCAGCACTATTGGCTACCTCGACCCTGACGAGCTGGCCGGGCCGCCAACGGGTTGGGTTGTCGCGGGGGTCGATGCTTTCTGGGTTGGTGCTAACTTTGAGAATTTCCAGCGTTGCCGATATGGTAATCAGCCCCGACTCTGACAGGCTATCCCACTGGGGCAAGAACTCGCCCGCCGATGTACTCCAGTCCTGCTGGTCAGCGCCAATAAATACCCGTATGCGTCGGCTGCGGATCAATGCAGGCATGGTTGTTGTCCCTAGGTCACAGCCTTAGGGTGCCCTGGGCATTCTGGAAGCAGCATTTTGAGGGACTATGACATACTGCGAAAAGACAGCCGAAGAGATCCGTGAATCGATGAATAGCCGCTATGACACCAATACGGCCTATTCGCTGCAGCTATTGTGGGATATTGCCCGCATGGAAGACCTCAACCAAAAGACAATGGCCTACCTGGGCGATGACCCAGGGCGGATCCTGGAAGTATGCTGCGGTCAGGGCGGCTCTGCGCCATACTTGGATCCATTGGCTGACTATACGGGCATCGACATTAGCGATGTGGCTATCGCGCTAGCCCAGCAAGCATTTCCTGAATTTAGCTACCAACAGGGTGATGTATGCCAGCTTGACTTTGAGGATGGCACCTTCAACACCGTCATCGCCAAGGAAGCCATCGAGCACCTGTTAGAGCCTGACAGGGCGCTCAAGGAATGGCATCGGGTGCTAGCCCCAGGCGGGCTGCTAGTGCTAACTACCCCTAACCGCGACTCGCTCCACCTGCGTATCAATCGCGCTCTGGGCCACGGCGACTTTCTATGCTCCTACGATCATGTCAAAGAGTTTACCTTCAGCGAGATGACCGCCATGATGGAGTCTGCCGGGTTCAGCATAGAAGCTAGCTGCGGCTCATTCCTGATGCCCTACTGGGGGATCCCAGATGTCGATGGGCCAGTGCGCTACCTGACCGATCAGGATCCATCTGTCGTTGAAATACTGCAAGACTTAGGCGATAAAGTTGGCGCTGACTATGGCTTTTGCATGGTCATCAAAGCTCGACGGCGGTAATCGTCGCCGCCCTGGCTCCGGAGTCATCCTCCGCCCATTGGCCAATATATTCACTCCAGGCATCCTCTAGCTGTAGCTGCACCGAAAACACGCCATAGCCTACCCGATAGCCTGGCCCCCAGGAGGGCGTTGTCTGGCTTAGCAAGGTGCGGTTGTTATAGGTTGAGTCTATAACCACCTGATCGACTTCATCAATCAGCCTGAGGGCATTTTGAGTGGACTTCTGATAGATGGCCAGGGCCTCTAGGTGTTGGGCCTCGCTGGTGGTTAGCCAGGGCGTCAAGGTCCACAGGAACCTAGGCGCATAGGCAGGGCCGATGATCGGGGTGGTGCCCCAGTTGGTGGGCGTGCCCGTGGTGTCATAGCCGATAGCGGCCCGCTGGCTGAAGGATATACCTTCCTCGCCCCGGTACAAAGTTAGTACAGCCAGGCTGGCGGTGTTGAAGTTGGTGGTGCTATTGCCAGCAATGCCGATCCTGATTTCCCCTGCTGCCATTACAGTACCCTCCCCCGGGCCAGCGCCCTAACTTGCTTGATCTGTAGCTCCACCGCATCACTGAGCGGGTTCTGAGTGTTCAGGGTAAAGCTAGTGGGGGCCACCACTCGCCGCCCCCGGCGCACCTCTTGCAACAGCTCCGACAGCTTAGCCTCGACGCCTGCTATAGACTGGGGCTTGATGGCCATAACGGGCTGACGGGCCATGATAGCCGCTGTCTCGCCTGCAGTATGCACCCAGCCCCGACGGGTGGGGGTGATCAGCTCAGGGCCTTCCTCGCCTACCAAGTAGGGCTGGCCAGCCGCAACCGGGCCACCATCACGCCGGGCCTGCACCTGGGGCGCAATGCCACGGCTAGCCGCCTCAAGGATAGCGGCCTGACGTTGGGCGCTTTGCTCGTCTAGCTGGCGTTGCTGGGCGTTGAAGGCTGCTTCAGCTGCTTGCTGCCGTGACTGAAACTGCTCTTGAAGAACTTGCTGGGATGTTTCAAAAAGTTTCTGGTCTTCTCGTTGGACTTTATCAAAAAGCCTTTGGTCTTCCTTCTGTTGGTCCTCAAATATTTTCTGATCCGCTCGCTGCCTAACCTCAAACGCTTCCTGTGCAATCTGTTGCTGCTCGTCAAATGCGACTTGCTTTTCCTGCAAGGATTGTTCAAATGCAGCCCTGGCCTGTTCTAGGGGAGACAGGTTTAGTAAGTCGCCCTGATCAGCTAGTACGGATCCACGCTGATTAAGCACTTGCTGCTCAATCTTGCGTCGTTCTTTGGCCCGGCGATCTTCTTCATCAAACTGACGCTGCAAGTCGGCCCGCTCCGCCCCGGTCGCCTCAGCCAGTTGGGCACGACGGTCTACCTCTTTTTGCAGTGCGTCAAACTCCCGGTTGCCCCGGTCCCGTTCTGCATTTAGCTGGTCCTGGAATCGTTTTGCCTCTGCTTGTTGAGCCTTTTGGAAGGCTTTCTGCGCATTCTGTTGTCGTAATTGAAAGGCTTCATCAGCATCTCGCTGGCTTTCATTAAAGGCTTCTCGACTATTTTGCTGTGTTTCGTCAAATGCCTCCTGTCGCGCCCGATCCTCGTCGCCAAACCTTTTCCTAGCCTGCTCCTGCTGAGTATCAAATTCCGTCTGTGCAGACTCCCTCTCAGTGTCTCGCGCTTCCTTGAGCCGGTCCACTTCCGCCTTGGCTACCTCTTCTGCCGCCTTTACCTTCGCCTCAAGCACCTGCTGGGCCAAGGCAACCCGGTCATTGGCTAGGGTTAGCTCAGTCTGGCGGATCTGGTCGGCAGTCTTTTGGGCCTCCTCGCCCTCAGCCGGGGTCAGCTCCTTTAGCTGAGCCAGGAAGTCTTTGTTAGCATCAATGCGATCTTTCAAAGCTTGCTGCTCCGCCTGAGCTAGCTTGGCCGGATCCCCGCCTGCCTCCAGGATGGTAGCCCGGGTGTTGGCAGCGGCTAGCTCCAGGTCGGACAAGGCTTTCTGGTTGGCGGCAGTAAGCCCTTCAAGGCTTTTTTTCTGTTCCTCAGCCGAATCAGCCAACGCATCACTTACAGCCTGAGCGATCTCTTTCTGCTTGTTAGCAATCGCCAGCCGTGCATCAGCAGAATCACGCTCGATAGACTCAATTTCTAGCTGAGCCTGCTGGACTTCTTTGGGATCCAAGATACCAGCCTCAATAGCTGTCTTTAGCTTGTCGGCATATACCCGATTTTGAGCTACCCGCTTGTTTAGTGCGTCAGCTTCAACCTGCAAAATGCGCGTCTGGGGCTCGCCTGCCTCGACAAGCTTAGCCTGGGCGTTGAGAGAATCTGTCTCAATTTTCTGTAAAGCCTTAGCGTTCTGAGTCACTAGATCCTGGTAACTGTCCACCAAGTCAAAACGTCGCTGAAACTCTAGCTTTTCTTGCTCTAATGCTTTGATAGACGCATTGATCTGGGTGGTAAATTGCTGATACGCATCAGCCCCAAGCGTGGCCGGATCCAAGCCTTCCTGCTGGCGTTGTAGCCCTAGCAGGGTGGCATTAATAGCTTCAAGCTGGGTTTGGGCTTGCTTTTGCGAACTGACGTACTGACCAGTGGCGTTAACCCCTGTCGTACCAAATTGTTCTGTTGATCGAATCACCTCATCGGTGGCAGTGAGTATATTTTCTAATGCTATCTTTTGGTCATTAAGCTGCTTTTCAGCATTGGTAGTATCGGGCAGCAAGTTAAGAGCTACGTTTGCACCTGGCACCAAAAGAAGTGCCTGCTGCATACCAGGAACAGACTTTATAATCCCGTCAATTCGTTCCCTAATCTGCACCAACTTTTCAGTAATTTTGTCAAGAAAGTCAGTCGGCGGGGGCTCTGCAGGGAACAACTCCAGTAAACCCTGCTGAGTGGCTGCAGCTTGGCTGCTGGTTCCTTGCAGTTCAAGCTGGACTTCTGCCAAGCTCTTACGAATGTCGTCAGCACCTTCATTAAGCGCTGCGCCGCCATCCTTGAACCGGCTCAAGGCGACTGACACCGAAGCTATTGCTCCAGCCAGCAATGCGAACTGTGCGCCAGCGGCGGCGGCCCCGGCAAAGCCCTGGATCGCAGTCCTGGCGGCAGCACCTTGGGCAGCCAAGTTCTGGGCCAATAGCAGGCCGGACCTGGATCCCGTGGCCTGGGCGGTAGCCAGCGCTCTTGTAGCTGCAGTTGAAGCGATAACGCTTCTGGTCATGGCGACAAGGCCGCCAGTAATCTGGGTAAATGTGCTGACTAAGTTCTGAGCCCGCACAGCAATCATCTGCACTACTAATGCTTGGAAGGCTACCTCCACCAGCTTGGTATTGGACAGCAAAGGCTGGAGTGCTTGAACTGCGCTATTGATGACTCCGACCAATGCGCTCAGGGTGGGGGCAAGACTGGTAAACAAAGATCCAGCTGCACCAGCAAACGATGCGCCAATCCTGCCGACAGTACCAGCGATCTGCAGCAGGGAGGCCACAAACCGGCCAGCCGCCTCAGCGGCGCTAACAAACCTGGCGGCTAACTCGCTGATGATTTGTGGGTTGGTCTGCAGTGCCGTGGTGATTCGGTTTATCTGATCAGCGATGCCCTGGCTAAGTATCTTGGCGATGTCTGTAAATGCGTTAGCCAGCTCAATCACAAACTCTGGATTGCCGCGCAATGTTTCAGCAAAACGCGTGCCAGCGTCTTGGATGGCGGAAAAACTATCGCCAGCTTCAATAATTTTATTAATCACATCGGTCAAAAACCGGATGGATCCTTCCAGCGCCGGGCCAAACGCCTCACCCAGCTGATTTCTAAGTGTCCCAATGGATCCACCAATCAGATCCAGGCTACCTGACAATCCCTCCAGCAAAAGTTTACCGGTCTTAACTGCAGCACCTTCCCCTTCCTGGCTTAATACCGCAACCTCTTCGGTGATCTCTTGGATCCGCTCAATGGATGTATTAGCAATGGTTTGAAACGCTCGACCACCTTCAATGCCAAACAAAGCTTTAAGCACTAGGTCTTGATCGCCTGAGCTTAAGTTTTCTAAGCCTGCTTGGATCTCGGGGATCACTTGCAGCAGATCCCTGACTTCGCCATTGCTATCTCTGACGCTAGCCGCCAACAGATCATAGGCCTGGGTAGCCTTCTTGTTTCCCTTGACCAGATCGCCATATTCACTGTTTGCGCCAGCCGAAGCAGTCTTTAGCCTGTCTAGTGCTGCAGCAAGGTTAGTTCCCGCCTGGCTACCTTGAATACCAGCATCACCCAATGCACCTAGCAAAATAGCCGAAGTTGCTACAGACTGATTAGCGGCAGCAGCAGCTGGGGCTACATATTTGAACGACTCTCCGAGGCCTGATACCGATGTATTGGTGGCGTTTGCTGTTGCCACCAAAGTATTAGCGACCTCCAGGCTTTGACTAGCCTGCAACCCATAGGCCCGCAGCGTCTTGGCCACAATATCACCGACTGTCGCCAATGATTCTCCTGTTGCCTCTGATGCCCTGGCAATGCCTTCAAGAGCGTCAGCTGTTTCTGTCGCACTAAAGCCCGCCCTAGTTAATTCAACAGCAGTCTTGGCGATTTCGATAGGTGTCTTACTCGTGACGATCCCCAGCCGCTCGATCTCGTTGCCCAGCGCCTCAAACTGAGGAGTGCCAATGCTCTGGCTAATCGCACCGGCCTGCTGCAGTGCGCCCTGAAACTCTACAAAACTTGAAATGGATCCACCAATAACATTACCAACGCCTCTGACGGCGCTGTTGAAGGCTTGAAACCCAATCTGGGTTAGCTGTTGCCCAAAGCCCTGCAGTAGCCCCTGGAATACCGCATCCAGCTTTCTGGCCTCGCCTGCTGTTGATCGGGTCTGGCCTTCGAGCTGCCGTAGTTCGTTGATCAGCTGGTCTACCTCAGCCCCACTTAGGTTATAGGCTGCGCCAAGGGACTTGGCTGTACTGGCCGCCTTTGCATTTTGTTCCTGCAGGCGCTTTACCTGATCATCCAGGTTACGGATCTCTTTGGCCGACTGAGCGCCACCCTGGACACCGATCTTTACCCCAAGTCGTAAATCAGCCACGGTTCAGCCCCCTTGCCTCTGCCATTTCTCGTTTCTTTTGGGTCAAGATTGCCTTGTCCTTTTCGTCCTGGCTGGCCATCGCCCAGGCCCTGGACTGCATCGCGGCTAGCAGATCCCTGGCGGGGGTACTATTGGCTAGCTCCACCGCATCGGCCATGTTGCCATCACAGACTGCCGCTAAGGCCGCTAGCAGCTCCACCCGGCTACTGACCGGCTCACCACCTAGCAAGGGTGGATGCTTGGCCGGGTAGGGGCTATTGAGGGCCACCAGGGGGGCTGGCGTTTCGCCATCGGCGGGGAACAATAGCCAGCGCATCAGCATGGGCGATACCCAGTCAGGGTCGATGCCATTCAATTCCAGGCATCGGTCACAGTGTCGCCTAAAGGCTGGATGCTCCAGGTATAGTTCACTCAACGTTTTGTCATCCGGCGCGCTGGCTAGCAATTCCCGCACCAGATCCAGCCGATCCCAAAATTCATGCCAGCCCTGGGCATTGCAACCCCAGACCAGTTGATACCGGCCATGACGGTCCCGAAACTCAAGCGCTCCAGTCGTCAATAGCCGGTAGTCAAACCCGTCATCGTCACTAACCCAGGGCATAGCCGCTTACCTAGACTGTTGCCGTATCCAGGTTGAAGATACGGAATGGCTTATCCCAGCCCGCTGGCGTGGACATACCACAGACCACCTCAACCGTTGGCACCCCGTCATCAATGGTGATGGTCGGGTCTTCGGAGATCGACGCTTCGGGGATGTAGATCTTGGTGCCACTGCTAAGCGTTGGCATAAAGATAGTGCCCCAAAACTCGAACGTACCCCAGCTCTTGCCGCCCGTAGGACCGCCATAGTCCTGAGCATTGTAGGTGGAGCTGGCATAGGCCAGGTAGGCCACGCTAGCGCCCGCCTGGGCTGCATTGAAGGTCAGCGTCGTACCCGACACTGCAACGGTACCGGCACCAGAGCCACCCACCGTCAGCGCCTGGCCAGCTTGGCCCCACGCGCCGGACTTGGTGATTACCACCGACACGTTAGAGGCGCTGATGCCTGCATCGGTGATGGTGTAGGGCCCGGCCGCGGGGACGGTGCCATACTTGAGGGTAGGAATGGTGACAGCGCTGGCAGAGCGGGGAAACTGGTTTAGGGCAAAGCCCAGGGTGCCCCAGTCCACTTCGTTGTAGGACAGCGTAAAGCTATAGCTGGTGGAGCCCTTCACCCGGCTAGCGGTAACCAGGGTACCTTCGCTGTTAAACTTTTGCGATTCTTTGGACTCAGATTCAGCCGTCAACTCGAAACTTAGTAGCCCCAGCACCATCATTCGTTGATCGTTTGCGCTGGTGCCAGAGAATGCCGTGGTGCGGATCCACGGATCGCCAATACCTTTGAACATGATTTTGCCTCTAAAGCTTTAGTGGGATGCTGGCATCACGCCATCTTTAGGGGCATCACGCCCACTGGTTTAAGAGTGCCCATCACCCTGGCCGGTTCTGAACCACCATGGCAAAGCGCACATCCTGGCGGTAGTCTGGGTCATTGTCAGCCGGTGGGATAATTTCACTGCCGCCATACTGCAGGAATGTTCCTTGGCTAACCTGCCAGCCCGCTAGCCGCTGGTACAACAGATCGGCTACCTGGTCCCGTAGGCTAAGCTTACGCACCGATATGCGACAGTTCAAGGTAATGGTTTGGGTAACAGCCCCGGAAACGCTGTTCCCTGCCCCCTGGACAGGGCTCCAGGCGATCCAGGCTAGCGTTACCGCATCATTGGCAACAAAACCGCTCTCGCGTCTGCTATCGGGCAATCCTTGCACCGCTACGCCTAGGGCAGCAATGGGCGACAGCCGGGCCACCAGGACAGGGATCAGGGTTGTAGTTAGGCTGAATGGGGTGTTCATCAGGACTCCAGGTATTTTCCAAAGGCATCAACAAAGAATGGGATCGCCTTGTCTTGGAACCCATCAAAAATATTACGCTCCGGCAGTCCAGGATGGTTGACCTGCTTGGCACTACGCCAGCCATCCTGGCCATAGAACCGCAGCCGGGCTGCACTCTGGGGCCGGATGGTATAGGGCTGGGTGCCTAGGATCACCCATGGCGCATACTCCAGGTTAGTGCCCACCTGCACCTCGGTAGCGCTGGTGCGGGCAAAGGCTAGGCTAGCCAGTAGGCCGCCATCGCGGCGCAGGATGCCCCGGGCCTTCTTGCGGTATTGCTTTTCGGCCACAGTGGACGGGGCCAGGGGCGCTAGGGGCTTGCCGCCAATGGTCTGGCCACGGATGATGGCTTCCTTGGATAGGCGCTCGATATAGGCCCCTGTAGCATTCAGCACCGGGCCTAGGTCAGAAACCTTAGCCGCATACTGGGCTAGGCTGATGCCAGTGGCAGTGTATTCGACAGAGACAGCCATGACGGATCCAGAGCGCTGGATCTAGGGTGCCCTGAAGCTTATTTCGCCTGCCTCGCATTTTCTCGAAGCTTAGCCACCACTTGATCGTAATCCAGGCCAAGATAGTCATCTTGTTGGCCAGCAGCTAGTGCCAGTTTAATATCCTCAGCGTATTCGTCAGGCGGCCCCATCCTTAGTAACAAAGGGATCTCTTTGTCAACAATGATTCGCGCCATTTCTTCAATCGTAAGTGACATCAGACCTCCTCTAGCTCAATCTCATACTGATTCGGCCTAAATCTTATCCCGCGTAGCGCATCCCTATCAGCTTCCCATTTTTTCATCTCAGATGCACTAGGAGCTTCGCCGCCAATCTCTTTCTTCCAGGCTGATTTCCATTTACTGCCATGCAATGCTTGCATGGCAGACACTCGCCTAAGGTTTAAAGAATTTTCACGCATACGCTGTTGCTCGACAGTTGGCTCTAAACCGTCGACCTTGCGAACCGACTTTACCCTAAACCTGGAATACGGAGGGTAAAGAACCTCGCCTTCGATCATCTCGTTCTTAAAATGATCTACATAACGGCCTTGGCCCGCGCCATCGAGCCTCGGCCTGATCTTGTAAACGAAATTAGCGCTGACTCCTCCGGCTACACGAATTTTATCCTGGGAAAGAGTGCTAGTTGCAAACCAAGTGTCCTCTTCAAGCAGTTCGTCACCGTTTAGCGCCTTTTGATAACGACTAAAGATCTTGTCTGCTGTCGCATTATCAAGCGTCATTAGTCGGGTCAACCCTCTTTCGTTATCATACAACGCCGGATCCTTGCCCGTTCTTTCAGCAAAAGCTAATGCTTTATCATTAATTGAGTCTTCCGTTACAGCCGCTAACTTGCGCAAGCCTTGCGCTGCAAGCACATTTGTTGCGTCAACGCCAGCGTTAGTACCTCTGACCGGTCCCAGCTGATCGCTTGGACCATAAACCCTCCGAGCCATGTCGCCGTAAGAATCGGAGTGAATGTAAGATGCAATCGCCCTTGCCTCGTCGGCGGTGATAGACGCAGACTCAGACCTAATTCTCTTGATTTTATCTTTCGTGTAGCCATCGTTCGGCATAAACTCGCGAGCTTTCAAGATCTCTTGCTTAGAAAGCTCAGGACTGCGCCCCGCAGCGGTTTCATACAACTTAACGTTGTTGCTACCAATGCGCTCAGGTACCTCAAATTTAAGCGCAGGCTTAGCCGCCGCCGGCGCAGCCGGCACCGCCTGCCCTGGCACCCAGCTAGGCTTAGCCGGGGTGACGCCTGCCTTTTTCTCCCAGTAGGTGGGCCCATTGTCTGGCTGCAAGCCCTGGCGCTCCAGGTCGTCTAGGCCTTGCTTGCTGTAGTCTTCGTAAAATGCGGTGTCAATGTCACTCAGCGACGCCGTTGGTAGGTAGGTGCAACGACAGCGCGGATGGGCCGGGATCGCTGGCGCTTCGGCAGTCTTCCAGGCTTTGGTATTGCGGGCATAGCATAGGCTACAGGTGCCCTCAGCCGGGGTGGCAATCCATTGCACATAGGCCACGCCTGCCTGCTCGTAGCGGCTCTTGGCCGCCCCATTGTAGGCGCTCATGGTTTCTGTCCTGGCAATGGTCTCCGCATTGCTCTTGAAGCTTACCCCCAGCGTCTTTAGCTGGCCTTCGATCTTGCGGGTGCCCCAGCCTTGGATCAGACCTTGCTCTACTACGGCGCTGATCTGGCTGGCTTGCTGGTTGGAATAGTTGACTAGGCGCTCTCTGAACCGTTCCGCCTGGTTACGGACTGCGCCAATCGGGATGGTGGTAAACGGGGCCTGGAGTCCGATATAGTTCAAGCTGTCGCCTGCCATTTGCTGGCCCAAGTCAACCGCCTGCTGAATTACGTCATAGCCTAGCTGCTCAATGGCTTGCTCATTGCTAGGGTTAAGAAATTTGAGCGCCTCGCCCAGCTCCGCTGCAATCGCCCCCTGGCGCACCAGCGTAGAGATGCTGCCGGCCTGCTGCAGCCGTGGCATGGCATCCCGCAGCTTAGCCACCATAGCTCGGTAGCTAACGTCATAGGCTGCTGCAATGCGCTTCAGCACATCCTGACTGGCCTTGTCTAGTTCGGCGTCGTAGCGGTCGGCAATGTTGACTAGCTGGCGGCTCACACCACATCACCCCACTGCACCCGATAGCTAAATACCCCTGATAGCTTTTTGCCTAGCAGTTGATCAGGGAGCTGGTACTGGCTAGCCAGGGTAGCGCCTAGGGTAAACTGGCCTTCGTGGTCGAGGTGGCGGCGGTTGCGCTCAACAAAGGCATTGAAGCTAGCCAAGCTTCCCCAGGTACGCAACAGGCCAGTGCTGGGGTTGATCAGCGTGAAGTCCTGCGACAGCCGCCATAAATAAGCGGGCATGGTTACCCCGGGCCGGATCGTCGAGGCTGGCCGCTGGGGTGCCAGGAAGTAACCCTCTAGCGGGATCTCGGTCAAGGTACTGCCCGCCTCCTGCAGTAGCCGATCATTGCCGACCTTGATCCACGCTACGCCGACCTGGGTAGTCACCAACGACTCCGGCAGCCCGCTGGCGTTGGTGGTAGCCGTAGCTGGCACCGTCATTACCAAAGTAAGGCTAGCGTACTGGTCAAGGGGCGTCGGCATCCCAGGCCTCCACCACCGCTGGATCGGTGCTATAGGGCCTTGCCAGCACCCTAGGGCATTGCTCCCAGATAGCAGCTAGGGACGGGTAGCCACCCTCTGGCCGGGCCTCCAGGATCAGCTTGGCCGCACCCTTGCCGATGGTGGGCAGGACGCTGATCTCATCAGCCGTAGCTGCTGCATTGATCAGGGCCAAAGCTTGGGGCATGGCAGCTGGGCTAGGCGCTGGCAATGGGGCCGGGCTTGACGGCGGTTCGGTGGTCATGCCATGGAGTCGGATCCATGCAGGCGCGTCAATGTCTGGAATGTTGATGGACTGGCCATCGGGATAGTAAAGCAACATAGTTTAGTGCCACAACTGCATCAGGCCACGGACAGCGACCACGACCCAGCCAGCGCTGATCACCGAGGCCCAGGCGGTGGATACCCAGGAGCGATGCCGGCGACGGATAGCGACCCGGGTGGCCCCGGCAAACAGGAGGCAGGCTGTCATGGCAGCCAGGCCCAGGACAATGTAGACAATAGCCATAGCAGATCCCCATCGTTTTGTTTAGGGTGCCCAGGCAACAAAAAACCCCGGACTAGCCGGGGTGGGGTGGCGTGGAGTCAGGCTACTCTGGCTTGTAGAAATATTTGCCAACGGTAGACCATACCGAGTGAGTGGTGATGTTTTTATGCGGAATGCTGACACGACTGCCATCGAAAACGATAATCAAGTCATCCTTCTGATAGCGGCAACCATCACGATCACCATACGAAACTTGCTCGACTGTGCCGCCCATGTACTCAGGCGCAAACATCACCAATGCTTGATTGACCTCAGCCCCAAAGGTTTGACACATAGTAGGCGTAGACATAACGTGATCCTCGTAAGTGGTTTCTTTCCTCCACTATACCCCCACCATATCGAACCGTCAACAGCCTGCAATAAAAAACCCCGGGCTAGCCGGGGTACTGGCGGGGTGGTAAGGCTACTCTGCTTCTGCCTCAGCCCGCAGCTGGTCCCGCAGCTGGCTCAGCTCCGCGATCAGGGCCTCCCGGTCAAAGTCCTGGCCACTCTTCAGCAAGGCTGACATGGCCTGTAGCTCAACGATCATCTGGTCTTGGGTCATGGTTCCTCCGGGCTAACTGGCCCTAGCCTACCTTGTCCGCCCAGTGCATGGCCAGCAGGTCGTCTGCGGTCCTGGCCAGGTTGATCCGGGCACCGTCGTTGATAGCCTCAGAAATAGCGCCTAGGTGGTATATCGCCATTTTCGAGTAATACTTAAGCGCCCCAGCTAGGCAGGACATCCACAGGGGCAGCTTCTCCCAGGTGGGATGCTGGCTATTGTAGAACTGGCTAAAGCCTTTGATCGGCTCCTGCAACGACTCCCGACACTGGGCCAAGCTACTGCCTTGCTGGCTGGCTAGCACCACCAGGGCCTCCATGCAGGCCACATACCGGGCAGCCATGGTATCAACAGGCTCCCCGCTGACTAGGCCATCATTCACCAGTTGGATGGCGCGTTGTAGGTCGCCCAGGGCATCAGCGCTGGCTGGCCGCTCAGCTAGGATGGCAGGCTCTAGGTCGGCAAGGCGGGCAAGGGTCTTAGTCATGGGTGGATCCGATGTACGTCCCCACTAGCCTAGCAGAAACCCGAACAAAAGCCTATGGCCGTCAACAAAAAACCCATGGCCGGGGTTGACAGTTCGATACAGGGGGGGTATATTGAGGGTATCGAACCACTTACCGAGGACCGACCCATGCCCAAGTTTATTTCCATCCAAGACGGCGCTTACCTGCTCAACCTGGCCCATATCGTCAGCATCGAGGTTAACGAGGACTCCCTGGAAGTCACCTGCAACGATGGCAACGGGGCCTACACCGTAGACAACAGTGACGAAATGGCCAAGCTACTGGCCCTGATCGAGGTAGCCTAGCCACCACCTCCCCCGCAGACCCCCGGCCTAGCTGGGGGTTTTGCTTTGGGGCCAGCCCTGGCCAGCCACGACAAAGCCCGCCAGGTGGCCAGCGGGCTGGGGTGGGGGAGTGGTGGGGGGGGGAGTGGGGTTAGGCGGAGATGCTGTCCTCCCCGTCAGTCGCTAGCCTACGGAAGTCGAAGCCAAGGGCTTGAAGCCTGGTGCTAACCACACTCCCCCGCAGACCCCCGGCCTAGCTGGGGGTTTTGCTTTGGGGCCTGCCCTGGCCAAGACTTTTAATCAAAAATGGGGTAAAATAGTAGATGCGTTCCACCGCTTGCGTCAACAAACGATGGAACGGCTACCCCACCGTTAATTCAGCTAACAAGTGAGGCACAAACATTATGAACCAAAACCAGAAGATCCTGGCAATTTTGCAGCAAATTGAAGAGGTTATATCCCGCTACTCTGACGATGAACTATCGGAAAAGTGCAGGCAGGCGGGGAAAGACTTTTTCCTATTCATGGAGTCCCAAGGCGTTAACCCTGGATGGTGCCAGAAGCTGATCGTCGACACCCTGGGCATTCACCCGATGAAGCTATGGCGCAGCAAAGACATGGCGCTATTGAGGGAGGCCATCTACGCCTATTGCAATACCATGGGAGTCACCCCGATCCGCAGGGATGAACAGCCTCATAGGCCGTCCTATCGGGTGGCCCAGGACACTGCCAACTTTTTCTTTGGGAAGACTGACAAACCATGAGCCCCACCACCGCTTACCTGGAAGCCCAGGCCGCCTCAGCAACAGCCTCAGCCGACTGGGAGCTATGGTTTGCCACCGACCTGGACCAGGAAGCCCTAGAAGCTGTCAGCGCCCACGTTGAGGCACTGGAGGCTACCGGATACCCTACTGATGCCCTGGCGGCCATGCTGGAGGCCGGGGAGGTGTTGTGGTGGTGCCCTGCCTGGGTGCGAGATCTGCGGGAGGTGTTCTACGGCTGGCTATGCCATGGCCAGGAGATCAAGGCCCGCCTGGTGGCAGACTGGCTGCTGTCTACCCTCCCCCATGATCCCATCGACCCCGACACCGCCCAGTACCTTACCCTGGTGGCCAGTGGAGATGCCCTGGCGGCAGAGCCCGGGCTATGCTGCATCTGGCCAGCTAGGCCCCAGCTTTACCTAGCTAGGCTAGACCTGGCTATGGCTGAAGTGGCGGCGGATGCCATGGCTAGCTATGGCGCTGATGTGGATGCCCGGGCTGTGGTGGCTGGGGGGAAGGCCATAGGCCCGGTGGACCCGTACCGCTAGGGCCAGCCCTGGCCAGCCACGACAAAGCCCGCCAGGTGGCCAGCGGGCTGGGGTGGGGGGTAAGGCATAAAAAAGACGGCCTAACGACCGTCCTTCTCCAAAAAAGCGAAATTACTACCAAAGCCCAGGCACCACCCCAGGCCAGGAACCAACATGCTAACACCGGCTGCAGAATGTGTCAACAGGCTAGCCGCTTATAGTTGGGTGTCAAGTAAAAGGCCCGGCTGATAGGGCTCTATCTGACTCTTCTGTGCCCAATAGTGTTCTATGGCCTTTTCCGCCCTTTCAAGCGTGGATTTTTCCTCAGGTGTCAGTTGTCCGTGGGTTTTTTTGAGATGAGTAGATTTACTTAGCGGCATACAATTTTCGGCAGATCTGACTGACCTGCTCCTTATGTGATCAAGCTCGCAATCTTTAGTTTTAGACCCATCAGCGTTGATCAGTAACGTTTGGTCTATGACATCCCGCCCGGCATTGAGCGTGATGTACAGGAAAGCCTCTATAGCGCCAGATATAGCTTCTGGGAGAAAATGTCTCCGTGGGGAGCTTGTGTTTCTGTTGATTTCGTTCACTATCTCTTCTGTCCTAATAGTTGTAGGAACTACATTATTATCCAACCGATCTTTCACAATCTGTACATCCCTATGTATGTTAACCAACATTTCCCACGCGACTGGATCGGAAGTTTGAAGAGAATTTCCCGATGTTTGTATCTGACCTTTTAGGACATTAGCGATCTCTGCCAATGCAACCCAAAAACTGCTCTTAATCAACTCGGCTGGCTCAGTACGCGCCGCCAAAGCTATCCAAGACGCCCCGGCAGGGTTGAACAATAGCAAGTGAGATGAAAATGGATGGACCGTTTTGTCAAACAACCCCTCTACCCCTCCAGAGGCAGGTGAGTACCACTCACCTGCCTCTGGAGGGGTCAGGGGGTTATAAATGTTTTTGTAGTTTTTTAACCTATCCCCGGCCAACCGCTCAGTTAAAACAGTTTCTTGTACGGGGCAGCCTCTAAACCACCAAAGAACGCTATTTTCCTCCAGGCTCAGCAATGATGCCAGCTGTTTGACCGTTAGCCATTTCTTGCCTTCAAACATGACCCATTCAAACTGACGGCCTATTCCTCTAGCGCAGGCAAGTAAAGCGCCTTCAAACAACTCCTGGTTTTTGTCTTCCTGAAAAGTCTCATAAAACCTCTGCCGAACTCCGTGTTCTAAAACGTCTTGCAGCGTCTCAGCATTGGTCAGGGCTTGGGCGATTGGTACCAACGCCCCAGGACTTTCCTGGGCAACTTCGACTACCTCAACCTCAGCTTCAACGACAGCCGAGGCTGGATCTGGCTCATCTGGCGGAGGGGTCACGCAGTAGTAGTTAACCCTACGTTCCTTCCAGGTATATAACTTTTCTTGCTGAACTAAATATTCAATCCGATCAGGATAAAGACTGCGCTCTTCATCCCCGTTACCTCGGGCTTTACTCCGCAGATTAGTACCCGTGATCGGACGGACGCAAGCCTTTAATATTCGCTCATCTACCTTAATTTCCAGGCCTGACCTTTGATCCTGTTCACCAAAAAACGGATGCCCGCCAATCCCTAGGTAATCAATCAATGCCCTGGCAGTCAACACCCGCCTGACTGACTGAGACTGAGAAATCGTCTGACCGGAATCAATGATCGCCTGCTTCAGGCTACCAAGTTTGCTGCCAATGCTGACAATAATTGCGTCATCGTCAACAGCCTTCGTGGACCGATAAAACTCAATATTTTTATATAGAGCCAGACATGCTAGCTCGACCGGCAACTGCACAGGATCGACAAGGTCGGTTGAGCCCTTTTTGGCGTAAAGGTCACAACAATCATCTCGCTCTTCCCCCTTGAACCCTGATGCAGTAACCAGTAGCCAAAACGGTATTCCTTCAGGACTTTGAAAATCGTACGGCGGAATCAACCCTTGCTTAGCAGCATCGTCGACGCGCTCAAACGACTGCCCTAGCTCAATCTTAGGCTTGACTTCATCAAAAAAGTCAAACAGTTTGATCTGGCTGTCGTCAGGAGTATTACGCATAACCGAGGGATTTTGTCAAGCTGTGGATCCAGCTTAACATATAATTCCCAGACAACAGCCACCAGCTTACAGTTGGGTTCTACTACTCGAAAACCCGCTTCACCTTCCTAGCTGCATCGCCGCAAGCCTCTTCGCACTGGCTATTGCCCCAGCGGCTATCCTGGTCAATTGACCTTCTAGCCACTGCTTCAGCCAGGCTGATGGCCGCTAGCTCCACATCATCAAGCCCATCCCTGGTATGCACTACTCCCCGGGCCTGCTGGATCTGCTTGGCCGGGGCACCCAGGATCGGGACGTTGATAGCATCGCTGCACTTGGCATAGCCAATACCTTCAACACCGTGTTCCTTGAGGGTATCGGTGAAGTGTCGGCGGTTCAGCTTGCCGTCTAGCCTAGCCTTAATCCAGTTGTCGGATCGGCCTTGGCGCTTGTACTTGCTGACAGCATGGGTCAGGGCCTTGTCTGGGTCGGCAAGAATGCCAGCGGCCCAGGCCCGGAACTCTGCACCACGCTGGCCAGGGCACAGCATCAGGATCTGGTAGATGCCCTCTTCAGTGGCTACCGGGGTGTCTCGCTGCCCTCGGCCTGGGAATTTGAACTTACTACAGATCGTAGTTAGTTCTAGATTGCTTGCAGCAAGCCGATCATAGACATTCTTAGCGTTGGATGGCTTATCAGCCACCCCGAACGCTACCAGCACATCGTAGACACTAAACCGCCGATCCTCGGTGCTGCGAACGGTGGAACCACTGTAATCAAACTCAAAAACTGCTAAGCTATTCATAGCTCTCCTAGTTGTGGTAGGGGACATTGCCCTGGGGTGTTGAGCCGCCCTAGGGCACTTCTATTTTAGCACAACCCAATCATTAGCCCATGGCTGGGTTTCTTCCCCCACCCCGTGGGGCCTCAAAGGCTACTGAGCCACCCCCACCCCGTGGGACACCATAACCCTGTAGGAGTCACCCCCACCTAGTGGGGCACAGGAGCTAAACCGACTCACCCCCACCGCAGTGGGCCTCCCCGCCATCTCGACTCACCCCCACTTGGTGGGGCACCTTTCCCCAAGTCGAGACACCCCCACCGCAGTGGGCCTCAAGAGTCGCAAGACTCACCCCCACACCCGTGGGGCCTGGCCTACGCCGCGTCCTGCTGCTCTTCCTCCATTACCACCACCACCGGATCAAGCACCTGCCGGGCCAGGGCCTGCATGGCTGGCGGGGCGTCTGGCTGGGCTAGCACCAGGGCGGCTAGCTCCTTGGCCGCAGCCTGGGCGGCTTTGGTGCGGGCAATGCCTTTGCGGAATGTGGCCTTTGCCTGGGAGCTTAGTTGCATGGCTATTTGCCTCTCATGACTGCTGCAATAAACTGGGCGGCTAGCTGGGGAACGATGGCGTTTCCGTAGCCGCGTAGCCTCATGGTTCTGGCTTCCGCCGTTTCATTTGCCGGCATGCCAGGATTGCTGCCACACACCAGATCGGCGGGAACCCCATTAACCAACGGGAAAATGCCGGATTGAGCTGGCCGGGCTTTGCCGTCTCGGCAGGGGAGCCAGTCGGGGTGTCGCCATGGGTTAGCTTGGCTACCTCGTTCAAGGGTCTGGCATTGTCCCCATGTTTGTTGCTGGCGCTCGATTTCCAATCCCTGGCCGCCGGGGTTGGCCAGGGAACTAACATCACCTGATCGTTGAGAGATCGCCCGTGAACGTTCTCCACCCACCGACGGCTGTAGCCGCCCTTGTTGTCCTTGGCTTGGGGTGTTGACCAAGGTGCCAACCCAGTACAGTCGCTGGCGCAGATGGAACGCGCCGACGCCCGCAGCGCATAGATCGACTCCCCCGCAGGCGTAGTCCGCTGCTTCCAGGTCAGTTGATACAACATCCCACCATCCAAGGGCATCGCTTGATGCAACCTGCTCACCAAAGACGATCTCAGGGCGACACTGGCTAATGAGCCAAAAGAACGCTGGCCATAGGTGCCGCTCATCAGCAGTCCCCGCTCCTTTGCCTGCCGCGCTGAAAGGCTGGCATGGGCAACTACCGGTCCATACGGGTCGGTCCTCTGGCCATCCGGCAAGTTGCAAGGCATAGGGCCACCCGCCGATACCGGCGAAGAAGTGGCATTGGACGTAAGGCTCAAGCTCAATTGGAGTGACATCCTCAATGCTCCTATCGTCAACAACGCCATCCGGCAAAGCGCCCTGAGCTATCAACTCCTTCAACCATGCCGACGCTTGGGGATCATTTTCGTTGTAGTAGTTCATCACTTCCCTCCCAGGCTAAAGGGCGAGGTCCGCCTGTCCTCAGCCAGTATCCGCAGGCTCAAGGCCAACGATGCCCCTGGCTCTGACCTGGGCATCAGCGCTGCCATGGCTTGCAGGTTCTCCGGGCTAGCCTGCTCTAGCAGGTAGCCAATGGCGACCTCCACCAGTCGGCTGGTTTCTTCAGGGTTGGCGGTGCAATAGGCCGCCAGTTGTCGGGCTAGGTTCATGGTCGTGGCTCTTGATCAGGGCAGGTATCGTTGGCCGGTGGGCCGTAGGGGCGCACCGCACAGGGCAGGTAAAACCGGCTGCTAGGGCTGTGGTATTGGCAGCCCAGGCAAATATCTGGGGCCATTGCTTTACGGTAGTGGCCTACGGTGCTAGGCATGGCCAGAACCCGGTCATTGTTGCGGTGGCGTTGCATGCGGCGCAGTAGGCCGATCAAGCGGTTGGCCTCACTCATGACAGCTTCCCCCATGCCGACTTGACCTGATCAGCCAGGAAGGCCCGCTGACCTACTTCGAGTCGCTTCAGGCCCTTGCAGATCTCCTGCAGTTCCTTGAAGTTAGCCTCAGTAAAAGCTAGGCCATCGACTACCCGCTCAAAGGTGTTGACCTCAAGCTGTTTCTCAAGCGACAACGAATCCATCACACCGCCACCTCCTGCAGGACGGGCCTAGGCCAACAGGCTGGCGGCGCATAGCCTGCCTGGGACTCAAACACTAACCGCCCGCTAAAAGGCAGCTCATAAAACACCGTGTACTGCTCCAGCGGCCAGGGCCAGGGCTGGGCGGGGGGCACCAGCATATCGCCCCACTTGCGCCACAGCCACACAGCGGCAGCAGCAGCTGGATCGGACTCTTCGCTGAAGGCAGGAATCTGGCACTCGAAACTTTGAGACATTCCAGGCTGTGTGGCAACAACCACATGCACTGGCAGACAAGGTAATGGCATGATTAATCTCCACAAAAACAAGATTGCCGGTTGTCGTCAAACACGTCTAACACTGGCTGGCGCAGGATTTCAGCTAATGGACGAGTGCCAAAGCTGGCCCCAACCCGCTCCTCTTGCGCTAGCCACCATTGCAAGTTTTCGGGTTCCAACACGGCTTGGCGTTGGAGCTGTACCGCTGTGTGGTGGAAGCAAAAGCGACAGTTGCTAATTTCAGGGAACACCCAGCCCTTACGATTCCAGAATTGGCGGATAGTGTTGTGACTGATCCTGTCGTTGTACAAAGGAAACTGGGGCACTCGCCATTCGACGGTGGTATACTGCCAGCGCTTATCAGGCGTTAGCCCACAAGCCACTGGCGCTTTTACCTTGTCGTTGTCGCAGTTCCAGCCTTCTACCCGTCTGGGTTCATCCCACCTAAAGCCAATATTCATCAGCAGTGGGTCGCCGTCCCACCAAAACCGCCATACATGCCAAAAGATCGGCATGATCTTTTGCTGAATAGTGCAGAACCGCAACTGCTTATTAGGTAGCATCGGGCCACCTGAACGGTAGTTAGGTAGATCGGTTTGTTTCGCAACAAACCGATCTAGGCTATATTCTGCCGCCACCCATTGGATCGGCTTGCCTAGCTCTTGCTCTAGCCTTAGGACATTGGCCAAAGTCTGGTCAGCTTCATGGGTAGCAATAAAGCCAGGAATCCTAGCCTGAGCCTCCCGCAGCAGGCCAGAATCCTTAGGTGCTGATGGCGCATGGTCAGTCAGGACTACTGAAAAAATGTAGTAGTCCGTTGGGTAGTGAAACGCCATATAAGCGCTTGTCTTGCCGCCGCTGACTGATGTAACGCTTTTCATCAGTACTCCTCAAAGGTTGCATCGGAAAACCGCTGGTATTGCGGCTCGAAAAGAAGCTTCACGGTGCCGGTCGGGCCATTGCGGTTCTTGGTGACAATCACCTCGGCAATGCCCTTGTCTACGGACTCCGGGTCGTAGTACTCATCCCGGTACAGCATCATGATCAAGTCAGCGTCCTGCTCAATGGATCCAGACTCGCGCAAATCGCTCATCAGGGGCCGCTTGTTGGTCCTGGACTCGACGCCCCGGCTAAGCTGGCTAAGCACCAGCACCGGGCAGTCCAGCTCCCTGGCCAGCATCTTGAGGCTGCGGGTAAGGTGGCCTAGCTCCATGGCCCGGTTGCCACTGGCCTGGCCATCGGCCATCAACTGGAGGTAGTCGATCATGACTAGCCCCAGTGCACCATGGCGACGCTTTTGGCGGCGGCATTGGCTGCGGATGTAGCTGAAGCTAGGCAAAGGGTTGTCGTCAATCCAAATCGGCCGATCCGCCAGGTTGGCAACGGTGCCAGCCAGGGTGGACATTTGCTTGTCGGTGACAAGTCCCTTCTTCATCAGGCCTGTTTCAATGCTCGCCTCTGCCGAGAATAACCTGTATCCAAGCTGCTGTCTACCCATCTCTAGCGAAAAGACGCAGGCTGTTAGTTGGGTTTTAACAGCCAAAAAATTAGCCAGGTTGAGGCTGAAGGCGGTCTTACCCATTGCAGGGCGGCCAGCGGCAATGATCAAGTCCCCGGGCATGAGCCCACCGTTTAGCATGACGTCCAACTGGGAGAAGCCGGTTTGATAGCCTGGCAGTTCCCGGCTCTCTAGCCTGGCCTCGACTTCGGTGTACACCTCGGCAGCGACTTCGGCCATGGGCACCAGGCCACCGGTGGACTCCTGCAGCATCAGAGCCGATAGCTCAGCTTCTGCCCGCTCTAGCAAGGCATCCAGCGGCACTTTCTCGTGCTGTAGCTGCACCATCAGCTGGCCCAGCTTGCCTAGCCGACGCCGGGTCCAGGTTTCCATGACCTGCTGGCAGTGCAGATCGACTGCCGCACCACTGACGACGCTATCCAGGAAGCTGGCCAGGCCTGCCCGGCCACCGACCCTCTCCAACTGCTTGGCATCCAGCGCCATGGCCACCTGCAGCATATCGCAGGGGATGCCCCGGGCTAGCAGGCTAAGGCAGGTTTCGTACAACAGGCGGTGGGAGTCCAGGTAAAAGGCTTTAGGCGATAGCAGGTCCGAGACCTCTTCCAGCAGGTCCGGCTGGTAGAGCAAGGCACCCAGGATGGCGCGCTCTGCCTCGATGGCCTGGGGCGGCAATAGGCCATCCTCGCCCACAGGCACGGGTACTTTGACTTGAGCAATCATGCGTGTTCCCTCTGTTGGTGTTGGTTCATCTCCCGACGCACCCGCTCGTCATAGCTTTCCGTGGCCAGCTTAGCCTTTGGCCTGGCTGGCTGCAGGCTGGCTTGGTACTCAGCCCAGAGATATTCCAGTTTATCCCATTTGCCATCTCGCTCCAAGTTTGACACATGGTACATCGCCTTCGTCTTAGGGTTCATCTGCCCGTCAACAACAATGTGCTTGCCAGCAACCATGAACTCGCAGAACTTTGGCAAGATCTTGCCCCACCCATTCTCCCGCCACGGCCTGGGCGCAAACTGGGCCGCGAATGGATCAGGCTTGGATGGATCCACTGCGGCCACCGGCGCGGCGGCGGGCGGCGCAACAGTTCTTTCCGGATCCAGCTTGCTGGTTTCTTTTTTCCCTTTTTTTTCTGAACGGGGGGTAGGGGGGAAAAGATCTAGATAGTTCTTCTGGATAGTTCTTCTGGATAGTTCTTGGTGTGTCAAGCTGACACCCCCCCCCTCCCAGTCTGACACCCCCCCCGTTTCACTGTGACACACCCCCATGTCATCCTGACACACCCCCATGTCATTTTGACATACCCCCCCGCCTTGATTTTCGGCTGGATCTGGATCCGGTTTGGCCATTGGAATGGCATCAAAATCCAGGAACCGATCACTGGCGGTCTGGCTGCCGTCATCGCGGTAGCGTTGCTGGCTGTTGATGATGGCTTGGTCTTCGAGTAGGGCCAGGGTGCGGTTAGTCGTGCTGCGACTGAGGCCAGTCATCCGGCTCATGGTGGCAATGCTGGGGAAGCATCGGCCATCAGCGCCTAGGAACGAGTTGAGGCAAAGCAGCAATAGCTTTTCGTTGGCGGTCAGAATGCTTTGCCAGATCATGGATTCCCGCTGGAATACGGGGTGTAAGGTTGCGCCCATAGGAACTCCTTGGGTGTGAGGGTGGATAGGGGAAGGGAACACAAGACAGGGTTAGGCCAGGTAATAGGCTGAGTTTTTCCTGACAAACATGGGGCTGTGGATGGCAACCGCCCGGCCATAGAGGCCCAGCTGTAGCCCAATCTGATAGCGCACCACATAGCGCTTGCCTTTCATGAGCGCCACGATCTGCCGCTCGTAGTCGGCAAAGCATTCTGGCTCCATGGCCTGGGCTAGCCATTCGCTGGCCTGCATGGCTACCTGGCGCTTAATGGCCTTAACCTCTGGCGGAGTAGTATTCTCTGGATCATGAGCTACTGGATCCAGGCGTTCGCCTGCCACAAACCGGGCATAGCGCAGGGCACTAGCCGGGTCGTAGGTCAGCATGGACTCAAACACAAGTAGACGCCCCTTCAAGTTGAGGGCCCGCCAGTGCTGTGGCTGCAACTGACGGACCACCGCAGGGGCGCTTAGGACAGCACCCTTCATTCACCCTCCTTGAGCGACTGGAGGGTATTTACTGCCTCTAGTGCAGCCTGGAGCCGCTGGCGGGCCTGGTCCACGCCGAGTTCAGCCAGTTCCGCCTGCTCCTGGGCAGCTTCGACCGCCTTAGTCGCTGCTTCTGCCTTTAGGCTAGCGGCTTCTAGTTGGGTTTCTAGGGCCGCTAGAATCCCCTCTAGGGTGCCTCCGGTATCTGGCTGGAGTGTTTGTACCTGGGTCGGTGCTGAGGCCGCTAGCTGGGCCTCTAGCTCGGCGATCTTGTTTTGGTATTCTTCAGCTTCGCCTTTGGCCCAGGCTATGGCCGCTAGCTGGGCCTCTAGCGCCTTGATGCGATCTTGGTATTCTTCAGCGTCAGCCTCAAGCTTGGCGATCTCCTGAATGAGTGTCAAGTCTTCCTCGGTAGGCCCGTCGTCCAGGTGGTGGCCATTGCCATTGCCATTGGTGGCACCAACAACTTCCTCGACGATGCCACCTAGCTCGCTAGCCACGGCGTCGATCTGTTTCTCCCGCTCAGCCACGCCATCGGCAAAGGATGCCTCGATGTGTTCCCGGAAGTGAGCCCCTCGCCCAGACGGCGCAAACCAAGCCTCGTGGATCTTCTCTCCGGTTAGTTCAGTTACCCGCCGAGACAAGGCCCGCCAAGCTACTTCAGGCTTGCCCTCCAGACCCATTTCATAGGCAACCTTCTGTGCTACCTGGATCCGATGGCTTTCCAACGTGTATCTGCGTTTCTGTTCGGGTGCGAGAATGCTGGTATCGAGCACCCAGCCTTTTTCTCCTTGGGCGATGCCAAGCTGATCCGCCAGGCGCTCCAGATTGGCTTGCACCTGCTTAGCATCGGACTTGGCCAGACCCAAAATGGCCACAGTGATGTTAAGGGTAGTCTGGGGTCCAGTGCGGATAATGGCCGCATGGATGTCGTCCTTCATGCGAAGGATGAGAGCGCCGATGTCCAACACCCATCCGTTGATCCCCTCGACAATGCCTAGCTGCTCCGCTAGACGCTCTAGCTCGGCCTGCACCTGGTTAACCTCGTTCTCGTTGAGCGCGAGGACTGCCCTCGTAATGCTTAGGGCTGTCTGGGGCCCAAACCGCTTGATTCGAGCCTGAATGGTCTCGCCCATGCGGACGAGATCTGAAATTTGTTTCTCCATCGTTGTTCTTTGCTAAAGGTGGACAATAAAAAACCCTAGGCCGCTTGGCCTGGGTCAGGGTTGCGCTGCATGTACTCGGCTAAGGCCGTCTCGGTTAGCTCCTTGAGAGAAGTTTGCCTTTTAGTGGCGTAGACCTTAGCTTCGTAATGCAGCCCTCGATCTAGCCGCACTAGTTTTTGTTGCATGGCGTGAACTTGTAAACTACAACCCAATTATAAGTCAGCAGCTATAAACTGGCAACCGTCTTTTTAGGGTGCCCGCTTTGATATGCGCCTGTATCGGCTAGCGCATGGCGACAAACGCTGTGGCTTTTGCTACTAGAAGGGTTCTGGCTGTCTACGGTTGCCTGCTTTAAGTTGGGTGCTAAGCTAGGGGTGTGAACCCTAGAGAGGAAAAAACAAAATGCCAGTTAGAATAAGTTGGGGAGAGGATGCAAGCCCGCATAATTTTGCGGATTGCTTGGTTGCTATTCGTAGCAACTATGGATGCACAAACTGGATCGAGTTTTGCCACAGGCTGGAAGAGGACACCGGTGTCATCATCGGCATTGGCACCCTGCAGCACCTATCCCCTCGCTATGGCCGCTCCGGGGCCCCGGCGATGGAGGTGTTGTGGGCACTAGAAAGCGCTGGCGTGCTGCGGCTAGGCAATGGCCAGCCGGTGACAGCAGCAGCGTTGTTCGACATCTACTTCGGTAAAGCCGATGCCAACGGTAACCCGATCAGGGCCAACAGCGGCAAAGGTTGAGGCTATCTGCCATGAGTGGCTGCAGGTCGTTGACCTGAATGCCGCCTAGGATCCACTCCTCCGAGCAGATAAGCCAGATCGAACGCAATGACTTGAACACAGCCTCATTGGCTTGAGTGCAAGTCAATACCAGGATCCAAACGCCTGGGCAATCAGGGTGCAACTCCAATTTATAACCAGTAATACCGACTTCTCGATATAGCGCAATGCAACTGTCAAGCCGCTCCAACGCTTGATCCATCCGTGTGCTCATTTCCAGGACTGACTGTAAGTTTGTTAATAGTCCAAACTCCTATACCCAATATCCGCATTAGAACGGCGGTACTGATCAAAACTTTATACCACGTACTATTTTTGACGTAAACCCTAGGGCTGGGCTTCACGTTTCCTGGCCCGCTGGAGTAGTTCGTGAAACTCTGCTGAGCGGTGGTGTTCTTCTAAAATGAACCGCATCAGGCTAGCTGGAGGAACGCCCAACCATTCGGCGACCTCTTCATATTCTCGACAGGCCCGCCAGCTTAGGGTGATGGTGGTCTGGTTTCTTGTGTCGGCCATAGAAAGCTACAAATTATAACAACTGTCACAGCCTACCACCAGTCCCCGCAAAAGCGCCAAATAAATGACACAAAAATGGCTAGGCTGTGCTATGGTGGATCCTACGTCGAACATTGTCGAACGTCCTGTAATGTTCGACAATGTTCGACAATGTTCGATGAGACCGTCCCGAAAGGTTGATTTCTCGTTATGGAGCATCCTGACAGCCAGATCGACGCCTTAATGTCGGAGCATCATTTCCGGTCATTAGTCAGTTCATTGGCTAGCCGCCAGGTTAGCCGTAGCCGACTGTATGAACTGCGTAAAGAATTGGCTTTGAAACATGAGGCTTTTACTCCGCAGTACGCCAGAGTACTGGCTTACTATGCTCAGTTGCGAGGCTCCAGGCGAACAAAGGAATCAGCCCGCCAACTTACAATCCAATTTGCAAAGGACCACAACCTATGAACCTCTCCGATCAACTTAACGAACAGTCTCAGTCCACCGGCACCCCCGAGGGTGTTGCGCCGCTAGCCGCTGGCCATGAGCTGGCCATGGCCATTGCTGGCCAGATGCAGTCAGACGCCCTGGCCCTGGCCAGCCTGGCCGAGCAGTACAGCTCCACTAAGGAGCGCCTGGCTGATCAGATAGCGCCTTTGCTTGAAGACGCCCTTAGCGGCCAAGGCTTGATGGGCGCTGTCATGGCCCGGCTGGCCAACGTCCGGTCCATGACGATCAACACCACCATTGAGCCGATTGACATTTCTGGCCTTTTGCCTAAGCGTCCTGACGCTGATTTGGTGGAACGCTTCAAAGCTTTCTCTGCCGGGATCCAGCCTCCGGCCCTGCGCTTGCCCGCTGCCTACGGTGGCACTGACGAGGACTAGGGCCAAGCCCCACGCCAGTGGGGGTGGATCCTGCTGAAGCGCTTTAATTGCCCCACCATTGTGGGGGTGAGCGGTAAGACTCCGCTCCTTTTGCCAAGCCATGCACAGCGATCATGACGACGGCCTTCTGGCCATCCTGGCCACCGCCATTTTTGTGGTGGGGCTTTTTGTTGGCTTTAGCCTGGGTGCCGATTTGTGCCAACAAAAAGCCAATGGCCCGTTGCTATGGCGGCAATTGTCCACCTTCATCCTCGGAGAACCTTGACAATGGATCCACTTACAAAGCCTCGGTGCCAGGACATGGTATCGAGCCCCGCCCCCCGGGACACCAACTACCTGCTATGGGGCGATCAGCAATACCCGCTGGAGGCTGGCCTCAGTCCCAGAGAGGCATGGTTTGAGCTAGACGCTGCGGGTGTTTGCGACATCCGTGGCCTCACCCAGCATGGCCAGGCGGTGCCTGTAGCTACGCCGCTGGCAACCACTGAGCCTATACCCGTGGCTGAGCCGGTTGCTGCGGTGGCTGAGCCCGCTGGCCCGCCCTGGCTGTTCATTGCGGTGCTGGCCGCTGTTGCCGCCATGGTGGCTGGCAGTGTAGTCATGGAGCGCCGCCGTCGGGCTACCGATCCCACCCCCAAGCCTGAAAACCCCTACGCTGGAGGGATGGACGAATGAGCATTGAAGAATTGATTTTGCCCATTGGCGGCCTTGTCTTGGTGGGCTTTACCCTGTTTTCAGGTGGCACTGAGCAGGGGGCTGCTATCCTGCAGGACGGCAAGGCCGTGAAAGAGCAACGCCGGGAGTCGGCCAAGGAGCAGGTAGCCGCGCTCAGCACCCAGGACCACTTAAGCCAAATGGCTGAGGTGGCAGCCCAACGCTATGAAGCGGGCTGCACCTTTCACTACGTCAAGGCTGATTTCCAGCGGCCAGAGACGGCTGTAACCGGGGCCACTGACATTACCGCCCAACCCATTGCAGAGGGCATGATGCCTATCAACTGGCAGGGCCGCACCTACAGCCGTGGCCAGGTGGTGTGCGACACCTCTGGCAATACTGGCGTTATCGACGGCGATGGCAGAGTACAAGAGTACGCCTTCAATGGCACCCTTGACGTCGGCCAGTACAAGCAGGCATGGCTGGCCCGTCATGCGGGAGGTGGCCAATGAAGTACTTGTTTCTGGTGTTGGCTGGAGCGATCTTTGTCAACAGCCTCAAGGCCTATAACGCCGTCGGCCAGGATACCTTTGGCGGTCGCCTGGGTGGCCTAATCGCTGTCGTGGTGTTTCTGCTTGTCCAGGGCTTCGAGCTGAAGCCTATATTCCTCACCAATGGCGGCGCGGGAATTTTCCCGACGCTAAATAAGTTGGTCGGCGGCAAGGTGCCCAGCTTTGCTCTGGCGGATCCAGAAGAGCTGCTGGATGCTACCCTCTGGGCCACGCTGGGCTATGCGGTGGACTTTATTGCAGGCCTTTTGGTGTGGCCGCCAGTATCCAGTTATAAGTTGGTGGCCATTGGTGGAGTGACGTTTGGCGACATCCGCTGGCAGGCCGTAGCGTCGATCCTGGCCTGTGTGTTTGGAATGCAGTTGTGTGTCCAGCAGTACCTTAGCCGGGGCGGAAAGGTGCCCGGTTTCTTAGGAGGTGGCCATGAGTCAGCAAAAGCCCGTGCCAAGTAGCCTGAAAGGCAGTTCGCAAGCTCCAGAATTTCTCAACGATATGTTGAGGCAGCACTACGCCCAACAGATCCCTAAGGCCCATGTACCCTTGGGGGTTGTTGTGTTTCTGCTGTTCTCTGCATTTTCGTCGATCCCTGCAGTTGCTTATGCCGCCGCTAGCCTGGTGGCCTACGACGGTGCCCGCAGGCTGCGCAAGAACCGTCAGATCGTAGCCAAGAGTTACCAGGATCCATCGGTATTGCTCCAAGGCTTGAAAGCTGATCAACGGGAAACGTTGGACATGTTCATAGAACGTGCCATGGCTAGCGCCCCAAAAGTGCTGCCCCCTCTGGAGACGGAGGGGGAAAGTCCAGCAAAGGCCAAAAGCCAGCCCAGCCCAGCGAGCCCCGCACCGTCACCACCACCGCCAAGCCAGCCAGCGACGCCACCGGAGCCAGTGGTGGAGGGGTGGAAGCCAGTACCGCTGGCCACTAGCCTGCCCCAGTACCTGGCCAGCCAGATCCATATCTTGCTATCGGCGACGACTGGATCCGGTAAAACTCACCTGCTTCAGTGCTTGTGCGCTATCCTGGCCAACCGCGGCGATGAACTGGTGATCTGTGATCCCAAGGGCTCCAAGTGGGGACAGTTGACCCCAGCTGTTACCAGGATGAAGTCTGGCGTTGACTATGTGATGGTAGTCAGGGACTTGGAAGCTGAGCTAGAACGACGCTTTGAGCTGAACCAAGCGGGCCGCCCGGTGGGTAACCACATCTGGGCGGTATTCGACGAATGGATGCTGCTAAAGGGCAAGTGCAGCGCCATGGAGGGCTCTGTCAAGTCGGCCATGGAGCAACGCTTGCTTAGTCTGATCGCCGCAGGCCGGGAGCTAAACATGCACCTGATCATGGTGAACCAGTCGCACCTGCTAGGCGATCTGAGCCTGTCTGGCGGCAGGAATACCTTTAGCAGTGGCCTACGGGATAACCTATGCACCCTGGGGCTAGGCTGCAAGACCACCCAGGACAACCTGGGCAAGCCGATGGAGGGCAACAGCAAGAGCATTGACAACATGCTCCAGGATCCTGCCTTGATCCGCTCCCCCGCCGACCGACAGGCTGCCCAAGGCTACCACAGCCAGATCCGCAACCAGCCCGGGGTAAACCGCACCTATGCCATCTACGCCAATAGCCTGAGGATCGGCGTTGTGCCTGATCTGGCTATCCCGCCGATCCAGCGACTGACGCCATTCTACCGGACCAAGCCAGGCCAGGAGACCGCCTAGCAGGTTCCCCGCTGCGGTGGGGGTGTGTCGTGGAGGTGTGTCGCTGGACTGCTGCAGGCGGATCCCACTGTGGTGGGAGTGTGCCAGAGGTTGTGCCAGTAATTTACTGGGGGTGTATTGACATGCCGATATGGCGGGGGTATATTGAAATTGTTGAACCACTTACGGAGAAGGTTATGAATACTAAAGTTGAAAATGTAAAGCTTGTTGTCTGTGACGTCCGTGACGGGCAATTGACTTCCCATCACTCTCCTGTTATTCCCGGGATTGAATGGTTGGAAATACCCAGCACCCGTACCGAAGCGGGTTCCTATTTTCAGTACGTTGCGGCTGCCCGCATTCCCGAGTCTCAGTGCTTGGGGTTGCCGGAGCACTGCCGGATTGTCGACGACTTTGAGCACGTGACGAAGCTGAACATTCAGGGAGAAGATCTTGAAGTCTGTTACCAGGATGCCGAAGGGCATCCTATCCAGTCTACTATTTGGTAGATTCGGCGTTACCCCCCCACCCTCCACCCCTAGCCCTCGCTGGGGGCTTTGTTTTGGCGCTAGGCCACGAACGCTAGGCCAGCCTTGGCGCTAGGGTTTTGGGGGGTTCATACCTCTGCAATGGATAGGGTCATACCTTGCAACCCCTTGCAAAGTATGACTATGGGCATACTTTTGACAGCGCCCAAAGGTATGACTATGGCAACCACTACCAACCTTCTGACTATCTCTATCCACCAGGACGAAGACCCCGCCGTGGCCATGGCCGAAAACTGGGGATCGTCCTACTTTTTGTCCAAGACCAAGCCAAAGACGGAGGCCATGCAGGCTTTGCTGGCTGGCAAAATCAACCAGCAGGTGGTGGAGGACGGCAAGCGCCGACGGCTATCATTCTGGGTAGTGCGCAAGCCACCCCGCCAGCAGGGCGACCAGCCCAAGGCCAAGGTAGCCATTACCCTGGACGCTGACCTACTGGCCCTGGTGGATGCTCGGGCAGAGGCGGATCGCTCTTACCGCAGCACCGTAATTGAAGCGGCTTTGAGGGAGTATTTGGATCCAAAATAGGCTAAAAAATGGCCTGGGGGAATTAATGCCTATTATCTTTTAGAGGTAAGGCGCTAAACCCTTGCGGTGTGCAGGTTTGAAAAGTTGCGGATACAATTTCCTTGGAGGCAAACGAATACATGGTGTATTTAAGTAGTACATATAGACTCCCACGGGGTGGGCTAAGGGCTGTCAAGATCCACTCCCACGCTGGTGGGGATCGTGAGGCGAAGGCGAGACACCCCCACGCTGGTGGGGCTAGGTGACCGATACCGCCACGCCCGCCTCAAAATCAGCCGAGACACCCCCACGCTGGTGGGGCTAGGTAGCTGAGCCAGGGTGACAGACTCCCACCGGAATGGGCTGATTTTTGTAGGGACAGACTCCCACGATGGTGGGCATGACCGGTAACAGGAGAAACCCCCACGCTGTGGGGCTGACGGGATCCGCTTGACCCACCCCCACAGTGGTGGGGCTAGCTGGCTGGCCCGGGCAATGGCAGACAGACTCCCACGGGGGTGGGGTGCATGAGTTAACCGCAAATCGACACACCCCCACCAAGGCGGGGATGAAAAGGAATGCGCTGTCACACGGGAGAAACCCCCACCGAAGTGGGGCGGTGTTTGCGAGTCGCTCAGCCCGTTGATCGTGGCTAGAAAAAAGAAAAACCCCCACCAAAGTGGGGAGCTGTTTGCCACGCGCCGTTAAGGCCCTGTCGGGGGTACGAAAAACCCCCACCGAAGTGGGATCCACCGTCACCTACCACCAAGTTGTCAAGGTTCCTGCCAACACTATAGCACAAGGCTGGCCATAGCTGCCCAAGCAAAAACCCCAGCCATGGGGCCGGGGTCTGCGGGAGGGGTGGGGGGTTGGCGATCTAAACTTCAACCCGCATGTTGAGCCGCAGGGCTTGCTTCTTGCCCTCTTCAGTTTCCGGCTCTCGAAGAAGAACCGTTTCTAGGCAGCCGCCTAGAAGCTGGACGCCTTTTCGCCCTGATGGGTATGTCACCACTTCATAGCGGCGATCTACCCAGAGCGATTTCCCAGGGATGTTTTCGTGGACGTTATTGTCCTCGTCTATGACTTGAAACGTGATCGGCTCCCATTGCTCAGGGGCCAATTTTTTGTTCAATTCTTCTATTTCAGAAGGATTGTAATTCGTGAGCATAGCTTTGTCCTCGGTGTAAGTGGTTCAACAATTTCAATATACAGGGGGTGAATCGACTTGTCAACACCCCCTGCAGACCTACCTAGCTATCACCCATTCCTTCCACGCCAGCGGGCTAGCCTGGTTCAGCACCATGCCCGACACCCTGGCAGGCCCGGTCAACTCGAACTCGGCTAGCCCTTTGCTCAGGTGGCGCAGGCTGGCCCGGGCAATTGCCCAGGGATCGGCTACGGTGCATTTCACGCCAGCGGCCACGACAATGCCGCCAGGGAATGCCTGGAGTCGCCGCCATGGCCACATGAGGTATTGCACCAGATCGGGGTTGTCAGCGTCCAGCGTCTCGCCGTAGTCGATGGGGCGCTTCCACCAGGGCACCCAGGAGGACGTTGCCACGCCGTTGAGCTCCAGGAAGTCTGCTAGGGTATCGCCCCACTTCCAGGCCACTAGCTGGCCCATGTGGCTAGGCTTGGGCCCAGATACTGGCAGGCCCTTCACCTGAGCCTTGAGCCCGGGCCTATCGCAGAAGTAGGCGGTGATCAGCGCCTTGATCAGGTCGGCCTCGGTTGGGGCGGCTAGGAAGTTGCGGGGCACCAGGGCGGGGCCGGAGCCATCCATCAAATCCATGATCGCTTGGGGGCTACGGGTGGAGGCCTCAGGCAGGCCTGTTACCTGCAGGAAGCCTGGCTCGCCCCAGTTGTTCCACAGCGGCATATCGCCTGATAGGGGCTGGTTTTTCATGGTGACACTGGCCATGGCTAGCAGCAGGCGTAGGAACGCCTGGCGGGTGAGGTGGGGTTCGCTGATGTCGGTGTAGGCTTCAGGGCTGGCCAGCAGATCGGCTAGGCTGGCGGTGCCCTGGGGGGTGGCAATGCAGGGGTAGGTAAAGATGTCGGTCATGTAGTTCTCCAGATAACAAAAAAGTGTTACCATCCAACTATAAGCCATTAATTGGGTTGGAAAACCACAGATGAACTTCCCCCATGACATTATTCGGGACGCTTGGGCCGTCCGCCATGGTGGCCGCACTGAGGTGCCCGTAGGTCAGGACCGCATTGACATAGTCGTCGACGGTGCTCAGTACGACACGCTGGTGGAGGTAAAGCCTGCCGACCAGGTGCGGGAGGCCATCGGCCAGGGCAACAGTTACCAACGACGCTGGACTCGGCCCAGCAAAAAGCACCTGGTGCTATTCCATGAGACTGGCCTACCGGCTAAGTCCACGGTGGAACGCTTACGGACCCACCGCGATAGCGGGGAGCTGTCCAGCTTCACCTGGGAGATAGTGCCAGCGGTGCCCCGACCAACTTATTGCATTGCTGGGGTGCCGATCAGCTTCGAGCGGGCCAAGGCAGACATTTGCGATCATGTGGGGCGCATCAAGCGCAGTTTTCAGGATGGCCCTATTGCCGCCGAAGACCAAGCTTTTCTGCACCGCCTGATCGTAGGTGGCCAACGTCAGGCCCGGGGTGCCCAGCTAGTCCAGGGCCGCCTGGGCGTCGAGCTGCAAGTGGTGCGGTTCGATAGCAACACATTTACTTTGTCCAGCCAGACTGCTGCGGTGGACTGGCTGCGGCAAGCCAATTACAGAACCGTTTACGGAGGATCACGATAATGCTATACCTTTCTCGTTTTGCCCGGCCAGATGGCCATGGAAGCCTGCACCGCTATGTGATGGCGGGCTTTCCTGACGATCTGGGCCCAGACCCCCGCAGCCAAGTCGGGGCATTGTTCCGGGTTGACGGCGGATCCATCCTGGTGCAGTCGGTAGAAAAGCCCAAGTGGCCTAAAGCCTATGAGGCCCAGGTGAAGCTGGAGTTTAGGCATAACCTGCTTAATGTTGGGGAGCGTTACCGCTTCCGCCTGGGGCTCAACTCTGTGGCCCAAAGTAACCGGGATGACCGGTGTCGGCGCTATCCGGTGCCTGCCGCTGAGTGGCTGGCCGCCAGGGAGGATCGGCTAGGTGCTACCTTCGAGGTGCGCCAGGTGCGAGTGCAAAAACACCATGATCATGTGCGCCGTGAGCATTACACTCGTTCATTCCCCATTGAGGTATCGGTAGTGGACGGGTATCTGACGGTGACCCATAGCCAGCGGCTAGCTGATGCCATGGTCAACGGCATTGGCCGGGAAAAGGCGTACGGCTGCGGCCTGCTGTCGTTGCTGCCGGTGGCGGCGGTGACTACGCCTGAGCCCGCGCCAGCATTGGTGGGGGTGTCTCAGGGCTGAGCAGTGGCCCCACTCCGGTGGGGGTGTCTCCTGCACAGACACGTCATACAACCTACTCCGGTGGGTGTGGATCGACAACCAAAAAGGCCCCACGGCGGTGGGGGTGGCCACCAGGCCCAGTCCTTAAGGGAGGAACCCTATGTTTATCGAAGTGCACCTGATCCACGCTTTACCGCCCAGCAATGCCAACCGGGACAAGTCCGGGGCACCCAAAAAGATCCAATACGGTGGTAGCTGGCGGGCCCGGCTCTCCAGCCAGTCCCAGAAACGGGCCGCCCGGCAACACTATGGGGAATGGATGGCCGTTGACCGCAAGGCCTTGGCTTTCCGCAGCCGTCGCCATGACGTCGCCCTGGCCAGTCGCCTATCCTGCTGCTGCACTGGCTTTTTGGGCGGTGACGCTGATAACTTGATGGTGGCTCGGTTCTTGTTGGGCTTGTTCAACCTCAAAGACGACAACCTGATCCCGGCCATGCTGGAGGATAGCGGCAACCTGTTATTCCTGTCTGAGCATGAGCTGGACACCATTGCCGCTCTGGCCGCCGATCATTCGGTGCTACTGGGAGATATGCTGGAGCGGGCCCAGCGTTACCAGGAGGCTTTGGATATAAACCCCAAGAAGGCTCCAGCGCCTGAAAAACCTAGCGCCAGGGATTTGCAGGGCATCCGCAAAGCTCTGGGCAAGCTAGGCCAGCAAGTACCAGGGGATGTCGCACTGTTTGGCCGGATGATGGCTAGCCTGACTGAGGCCAGCGTCGATGGCTGCACCCAAGTGGCGGATGCGATCTCGGTTAATTCCTTTGGTATCACCAATGTCAAGGGCATGGGCCAAGTGATTGGTGAGCCGGACTTTTTCACCGCCGAAGATGACATTGAACCCTTGGATGAGGAATCTAAGTCTGGCGCTGGCCACCTGGGGGAGCTGCCCATCATCTCGCCCGTCTACTACCGCTATGCCAACCTGAATGTCACTGAGCTGGCCCGCTTGATCGGCGACCCCGAGCTGGCCCAGCAGTTTGCCCGGGGATTCCTGACAGCATTCTGCACTACCCTGCCGACTGGCTATGTGCGCAGCCATGCCCATCTAACTCGGCCAGACTATGTGCAGGTGCGGGTGACAGCGGCTCAGCCTTACACCTTGGCACCGGCATTCCATGTGTCAATCAATAGCTGCACCACCGACGACGACTTCCTAGCCCAGGGTATCCCGCACCAGGCCGCTGATGCGCTGCGCCAGTACCAGGACCGGCTAAACGTCATCTACGGCGACAAGTCGCTGTACAAAGCTGAAGTGACTACCCAGCCAGGCTGGTTCGGCCAGCCCCTGGACGGGGCCATTGATGGGGCCCTGCAAGTAGCCATGGGTGCTGGCAAGGAGGTGGCCTATGCCTAGGCTAGTCCTGAAGCTAGCAGGCCCCATGGCTGCCTATGGCACCGGGCCACGGCTGCAGCAACGACTGACGGAGGATGCCCCAACTGAGTCGGCGATCCGCGGCATGTTGTGTGCTGCCCTGGGGATACGTCGAGGCCAGTCAGCGCCGGAACTGGACGGGCTGCAGGTGGAGATAGGCGAGACAAGCCATGGCGGAGTGTTGGAGGACTTCCACACCATCCGCGATGCTATCACCTATGACGGGGCCCCAGGCCGCAATGCCATCACCACCCGGCACTACCTGAGCGACTTCAGTTCTACCGTTACCCTGCGGGGTGACTTGCAGCAGATCCGCACCATTGCCAAGGCGCTGGCCCGGCCTAAATTCCAGCTATACCTAGGACGGCGTAATTGTGTCCCGTCTGGCCCGATCTGGGCTGTTGCCCGGGAGGAGGCCTAGCGCGATACCCACTGCGGTGGGAGTGGATCACTGCATGAAGAGGCCCCACCAGCGTGGGAGTGGATCCTATGTCGGTATCCCCTACTTCCCACTTGGTGGGAGTGTGCCAGAAGTTGTGCCACTAATATACCCCTAGCATATTGACAGGCCCGATATACCCCGGCTATATTGGTGACATGCCGCACCGCTACAGCGGCCATCCACACTACACAAGGATTAACGCCATGAACACTGCCACTATCACCACCACCCGCCACAATGGTTCTTTTGTCGCCGCTGCCTGGGAGACCTGGTACGGAGCCTCTGACCGGGCTTGCCAGGTCACGGCCTGGGCCTGGGGCCTGTATACCGAAGCATTCTTTTCTGAAGCCGCCATGGCTCGTTACCGCTGGGCTGGCCAGATGATTGCCTGCCTGGGCCTGCTGGCCTACCTGGCTGGCAAGCTAACCCGGCTATGGCTGCAGCCCAGGGTTGATGCCTGGGTGGATAGCTGCCAAGCCCCTGAGCCCGTCCAGGAGGCCCCAGAGCCAGCCCCGGCACCGGTAGCTAGCCCAGTGCCCCAACCCCAACCCGAGGCCACCCCGCTGGCCGCCCTGGGTATCCGGGAGTTGCGCAAGCTGGGCACTGCTCGGGGCGTCAAGGGTGCAGCTCGGATGAAAAAGACTGAGCTACTGGCTAGTCTGGCCGCCTAGGCCACCGCTGCCACCCCACAGCGTAGCGAGGGGACCAACCACTTACCCACGGAGTCTAAACAAATGATAACTTGGCGACAACTTCGAGACATAACCTCTCAAATGACTCAGGACCAACTAGATCAGACCGTCTTGATCTTCGACAGTAACGGTGGTTACTGGGTGGACGGGAAGGAACTAAACACCATGTCATCAGACGATGTAGCCGCATACGAGGCTGAACACGAGCATGATCCCAGAGTGGGAGTAGGCACTCCCTATCTGACTACTCAGGACTAGCCTAGGCTACCGCTGCCACCCCACAGCGCAGCGAGGGGACCAACCACTTACACTGAGAGGATCACGCCATGAAACGAGACAACCCCTACCAAAGAGATCAGCGGGACATTTATATCTCTGCCACCCGCATGGGCCTTGTCCAGATGGCCCTAGACGCCCTCTGGCGGGCTGCTAGCGAGGCCAGCCTGTTGGCTCCCGACGAGGTTAACTACCAGCACTTCACCACCGCCCGCATCCTCGCCCTGCTGGATGGGCTTGGCTGGGAGCGATGCACGGACACTTGGCTGGATTCTGGCCTGGGGATCTAGCCCCTAGCCTGCCTGCCACCCCTGGCCCTCGCCGGGGGTTTGCTTTGCCTGCACCAACTGGCCAGCTTTGTGCTATAGTGGGGGCAAGAACTTTGAAAATTTGGTGGTAGGTGACGGTGGACCCACTCCGGTGGGGGTTTTTCTGCCGATAGTGACAGCCCATAGGGCACCCTCTCGCAAACACCTCCCCGCTTTGGTGGGGGTTTCTCCGAGAAAAAGCCGTATTGCGCCACGGTGCCCAAGCGCAAACACCTCCCCACTTCGGTGGGGGTTTATCCTATCACGCCCCTGGCCCTTGAGGTGGCTGAAACACAGTATCCCCACCCTCGTGGGGGTTTTTCTATGTGCCGGAAACCCGTTTACAACAGCCTGGTAAACACTTCCCCACTCCGGTGGGGGTTGATCGACCACCGCTCCGACGTTGAATGTGCCGATCCCACTGCTCGCAAACACCTCCCCGCTTCGGTGGGGGTTTCTCCGGGGTAGCTGTTAGGCCCACCACGATTGACTCGGCATTCGCAAACACCTCCCCGCTTCGGTGGGGGTTTTTCCCTTTCGTCAGTGTCAGGCACCGCGCCAGCACCCTTAACTCGCAAACACCTCCCCACTCCGGTGGGGGTTTCTCGGTTAGGGCCAGTTTGCTAGCCTGACCCGTCACCTCGCAAACACCTCCCCACTTTGGTGGGGGTGAGTCTTGCCCCTATCGCTCCAGCGTGAAACTGGGCTTGGCATTCCCCACTCTAGTGGGCGTTCCTCCAGCCCGTACCTATCCTATACCCCACCATCGTGGGAGTTTCCGCCCTGGCTTTGCCGGGCTTTGTGCGTTTTAGGCGCTTAAATATCCACATAGTCCGAGCTAAACACCCCATTAAAATGGGCGTAGCGGTCCATTGTGAACGACGGCCGGGCGTGGCCTAATTGCTGTGCAATGCTCCACCAGTCGGAGCCATGGGCGGCTGCGGTGACAGCATGGGCATGGCGCAGCCAGTGGGGGCTAGCCTGGGGCTTGCCGATCCTGGCCATGGCCACCTTCACCCATTGCCAAGCGATCAGGTAGGGCACCGGGAATATTTCGTCCTGGTCCAGCGCATCCTCTGGCCGGGCCTGGATCAGCGCGTCGTAGACAGCCTTGGAGCATCCGATCTCGCGGGCCTTGTCGCCCTTGCCGTGGTGGATAGCCAGGAACACCCGCTGGCCGCGTAGGTGCAGGTCACACCACCGCACCGCTAGCGCCTCGCTGGCCCGAACGCCAGTAGCAAATAGGAAGCGCAGGAATAGCTGGGCCTCCAGGCTAGGTTCCTTGGCAATGGCCCGCCTCATTTCGCCTTCGGTTAGGATCCGCTCCGCCATGACTGGCCTGGGCTTGCCTAGCCGGTAGACAGCATGGGGGACATTAAAGTGCAGGTAACGAATGGAGCTGCCAAACTTCCACAGCGACTTGATGGCGGCCTTGTGCAGGTTGCAGGTAGCATCGCTCCAGCGCTTCGGGAACGTGGCCTCATAGTCGATCAGCATGGCCGCTGTGACCATGGCTAGCTGGTGGCAGTCGTGGTGGGCTAGCCAAGCCCGTAGCCGGGTGATCGCTCGACGGTAGGCTTTCTGGGTGCCAGCACTTCGGGAACGACTGATCCACATCTCGATCAGGTGGTCGTCGCTACTGGCCTGCTGCAGGGCAAGGCTAGCAGTCTGGGAGGGCTGGGAGGTGACGGTAATAGTATCCATGGCTTCAGGGTGCCCACAACTGGATCCAGCTTGACAGTTTACCCAGTATAGTATAGGGGAACACTGACTATATCGGCTGGTGGGGGTGGCATGAGCCGGGAAATACGGATCCAAACACAAGAGTTATTTGCGCGGCTTAGAACCCAACTAAAAGCCGCCGACTATAAGCGTACCCGCGACACTCTGATCCTGATCAACCTGGGGCTGGTGGAGAAGATAGCTGGCCGCTATGCCCAGGACGGCGTGGAAGTATTCGAGGATCTGGTGCAGGTGGGAGTGATCGGCCTGATCAAGGCAGTGGACCGCTACAACCCAGCTAAGGGCACCGCCTTCAGTAGCTACGCTGTGCCCTACATCCGGGGTGAGATATTGCACCATCGCCGGGACCGGGCGGTGACGCTGAAGATACCGCGTAGCTGGTCAGACCGGTTCACCCTGCTACGCCAGCTCTATGACGAGCGGGCCAGCCATGCCGCCATGGCCAGCGCTACCCGGATCCCGATAGACCAGATCCCGCAGGCGCTCAATGCGTTGCTACGGCCAGACTGCCTCAGCCTGGATGCACCGCTAGCGGCTGGCTTAACCGACTGCTGGGAGCTACCCGATAGCAGGCCACCACCAGAGCCAGACTGGGAGCCAGAGCCAGTCTACGAGGTGAGCTGCTGGGGGCTGGCGCAATGATAGACGAGGCTAAATGTCTTTTTGAGCAGGGACAGGCGCTACTTACTGAAGCGGCCAGGACGGGTGATATCTTGACGGCTATGCGTGGCCGGGCATTGTGTCACCGAGCTATAGAAATGCGTTGGTATAACCACATAGAAGGCAACCTACTGGATCCGCCATGGGTAAAGCGCACTATCGTCAAGGTTGGCGGGATCCAGCATCCAGCGCCAGGGCCTAACCTGGGCGGTAGCGATCCAGGTTATCTGGAATGGCTAAATCAGGATGTTGGCCGCCCTGCCGCTGAACCTCAGCAAGTGCAGCTATCGTTATTCCCAGGCCAGACACAGAGGCGGGGGGAGTACGCAGCATTGAGGATCAAGGGATGCGATCTTGGCGTCCACCACATTGACCGCCCCTGTAGTTTGTAGTACCAGTGTTCTTCCCCTCTGGGGGGCACCGTGGGCAGCCCCGCTAAACGAAGGGCTCCGGCACTAGGAACCTTGCGGCCCCTACAGGATCTTTAAGCGGTGTCTGGCTATCAGCGCTGACCGATGTAGATCTCGTTACTGCGTATCTCCCCCCGCCGGAAGCTTTGACTAGGGGGTAGCATCCCCTCGGCCCTTTCGGCCATGTCTCTAATATACCCCCCCTATATTGGGGTTGTCAATATACCCCGGGCTAATTAGTGGCACAATGACTGTCACAATAAAAAACCACCCCGCCGGGTGGCAGGGTGGTTAGGCGTGGATCCAGATGGTGCGGTTTTCGCAGTGAGCCCGGTATAGCCAAACTGTCTTGGTGAAAAACCCTTTGGAGTCGGTTTCGTATCTGTAAGGCATAACGGTGTAGCCTTGGCGCTCAAGCTTTTGAAGCTCTACCGCTTTAGCAAAAGCGTTAAGACCTTTGATGTTTAGTTTGGCTTCACGGGATCCGTTGCTCTTGCGCTCGAACTTAATCATAGTGGTCTCCTTTTGTGTATTCTCCCTCCCCTGCCTGGGCTAGCGTTTCTGGTGTTCCAGCCATCCGGGGTGGGTTGCTTTGTATGTTCTCAATATACAGGGGGTATATAGGGCTTGTCAATATACCCCAGGTAAATTAGTGGCACAACCACTGTCACAATAAAAAACCCCTCCGGGGGGAGGGGCTGGAGTGTAGGGTGGCGGTGGCCTAGCCTAGTTGTAGCTGCATGTTGTTGAGTAGGGCGGCTACTTGGTGGTTGGTGAGGTCGTAGCGGGTCTTGGCCTGGGCTACCCAGTAAGCTGGGTCTGACTGCCAGGGCTGGCGGGTGAGCCAGCGGGCGGCGTTCCGAAAGGTGGGGGTAGCGGCAGGGGTGGTGGTGAAGGTGGTCATCAGTCGGTCCTCGGTGTAAGTGGTTCGTTCCATGTCTCTAATATACCCCCACTATATCGGGCTTGTCAATATACCCCAGGTAAATTAGTGGCACAGTAGCTGGCACAGGCCAAGAATTGATCGGAATGATCAATAACTCAGTCAATAACTGGCAATAAAAACCCCAGCTTATGCCGGGGTTTTTAACTCTCAAACGTGCCCGTAGGCACTCCCACGGTGGTGGGATCTGTCGTCTCATCTAGAACGGCGTGCCAATGCAGTCCAAGTCGGCTGGGTCGTCCAGGTTCAGGCTGATGAGCCCGTCAATATCGGCATTTAGCCGGATCCAGACTGTACTGCCTACCACGGATTGTACGGTAGCCGCCATCCATGGCTTATCTTTGGTGACGCGGAACGATACGGAGTAGCCGGGGCGTAAAGATAGTCTGCTCATTAGAAGGGGATGTCCTCGTAGGTGGGCTGGCTGGGCTGGGCTGGCTGGTCCTGGTTGGGGCGCTCGATCAGCTCGACTGCATCCCAAACGTGCAGCACATGCTTAGAGCGGTTGCCGCCAGTATTTTTGTCCTGCCATTGTTCTCGTTTCAGTGAGCCGACCATTTTCACACGGTCGCCCTTGCGTAAGTTGTCAACAGCGTCCATGCCTGCTTCCTTCCAGATCGTTACGTCGATTAGGCTGTAGTACGGTTCGCCATTGGCGTGCTTGCCGCTGTACCAATTGATAGCGGTCTGGCAACGGGCGCTGCCAGACGGTGTTGTGTGCAGTTCGGGGTCTCGGATCAGCCTGCCCTGGATGGTGCAGTCGGCAAAAGTAAAGCGTTCCATGGTCTTGTCTCCTCTGTAAGTGTGTGGTCTAAATCTGGTCCCTGATTTGTACTGGCATCACCAGGTACACCTGGCTGCTGCCGGGGGCGGTGATCGTGGCTGGGCTGGTCGGGGTGTTGGTGTGCAGGATCACCTGCTCGCTGCCGAAGGCCTTGAGGCCATCCAGCAGGTAGTCGCCGTTAAAGGCCATGGGATTCTTAGCTTTGCCCAGCACGTCCTCACCCTGGCCTTCGCTGGCCTCACAGTCAACCAGCTCCCGCCCGCTAGAGCCTTGTACGTCAGCTTCTAGCACTAGCTGTCCCTGGTCATTCCACTGGTGCCTGATGATGCCTTGCTTTTGGCTAGCCACCACCATGATCCGGCTCAGGGCATCGATCCAGGCTTGCCGGTTGATCAGGGTCTCCACTACAAAGGCCTGGGGGATGAGTCGGCGGTACTCTGGATACTGGCCCTCCAGTAGCCGGGTGGTAAATACCAGGCCACCCAGGTCAAAGGTGGCGATGGTGTTGTCTAGCGTTACCGTCACCATCCCCTCAGCCTTGCCCAGGTGCCCACTCAGGGCCTTCAGGCCTTTGCTAGGCAGTGTGACAGGGGTAAATGCTTCAATGCCCTCCTGGGCCACGGGGAACACGCTGAGGCGATGGCCATCGGTGGAGGCAACCTCGAGGCCATCGGCAACGGGTTGCAGGTGAACGCCACAAAGGATCTGCTTACTCTCGTCATCGCTAGCGGTGACTAGCGTGGACTCTAGTGCCCTGGCCAAGGTGCTGGCCTCCATGGTTAGCTGCTGGCCCTCTGCCCGCTCGATCAGCGGGTAGTCCTCCCCGGGCTGGCCGGATAGGGAATACTTGCCTCCCAGAGTGCTGATGGTGGCCTGGCTGGTTTCTGGATCCCAGTTAAGCGCTAGGTTCCCGTCCATCCGCCCCACCATATCGGTGAGTAGCTTGGCCGGTAGCAGGATCTCGCCCTCTACGGCAATGCTGGCCTTGGCCTTGGCGGTGATGGTCACCGCTCCCAGGTCACTGCCTGTCACCGCCAGGGTATCCCCCTCAGCATTGAGCAGCAGGTTAGTTAGTACAGGGTTGCTGGGCCTGTTTGGCACCGCCCGGTTAGGCAGGGCCAGGACAGCGGCTAGGCCTTTGGCGTCAATTGTCAGTTCCATGGTTTCTCCAGTTAGTACAAAATTCAAGCTCAGTCCCTTGGCTATTGCCGAAGCGGTGCCAGATAAACCAGGCGCTAGTCACCGAGTCGCTGCCGACTGTATCCGCCCGGAACCGTGGCCGGGGGTTAAAGACGATCAGCTTGGCCGGCGGGTGTTCTGCCAGCCAGCGGGCCCGGTTGTTGCAGGGCTCCAGGTAACTGAGGCGCAACAACATGGCCATGCCCACCCGGCAGTTGTCGTAGGCCAATGGCAAGATCGCCGGGGCTTGGTTGTAGGGCGGGTTCGTGATCACCCAGTCGTAGCGGGCCATCCGGGCCCAGGCTTGCGGATCGGTGGCGTCCATGGTGAAGCTGGTGGCACCGATGGCGGTTGCTGGCTTGGTCTTGGCCGGATCAATGTCGGCGGTATCCACCAGGCGGAACAAGCCAGATTCTTTCAGCACATCGCTGATCGCACCCTCGCCATTGCAGGGCTCCAGCACGGTGGCCTGGTTGCGCCAGGGGACAAAGCGATGGCTATCCAGCAAGGCCCAGGTGAGCAGGCCGGGGGTGGGATAGAAGTCGAGGGGTTGTCTGGCCAGCATGGCGGTTGTCTTTAAGTGTGTGGCTGATGGCTGGTGGCTTTTAGTTGGGTTCTTGAGGTGGGTGGCTTAATTGCCTTGTAGCTGATCAGGTGGCCTTCCTCTACCGTCACCTGGGCGTACTGGATAGGACTGCCGTCAGGGGCGCAGTAGGAAAACTTTGACTCCCTTTTAAAGAATTTGTCTTTCTCGATTAGATCGGCAAGCAGTTCTTCGACCTCTTCCCGATCCGGACGGCAGTAGCCATTCCCGTTGTGAATAAATGTCCAGCCTTTCATAGTGGTTTTTCTCTGTAAATGTGTGGATTGTGGCTTAGAGTTGGGTTTTATAACCCCCACGGCGGTGGGGTGGTATGCGTCATTCTTGACACAGAAAAGCCTTGATCCCACGAAACACGCCCACTGTTGTGGGCAAATAGCCAGCGGCTTTTAGTTGGGTTCTAAAACAACAAAACACCGCCATTCTAGCCATTGCGCTGGGCTCGCTCGGCGGCTGCCAGAGTCGTCAGATCAGTTCCCAGGGCTGCTGCTAGCGCTTCCATGGCTGCAGGGCTTAGGTGAGGGAACGATCTGCCAGCGTCCCAATTGCGAACGGTAGACACGGAAATATCTAACTTCCGCGCCAATTGCTCCTGAGTGAGGCCGGAGGCCACCCTTAGGGATTTCATAGTTATCTCCTCTTGGCTGGACATTCCCAATTATCGCGTAGATCTCCCAAAACAGGGTAGCACAATACCTGATGCTTTCTTGGGATACCTATAAGCGATAGCTATTAGAATATTGCTATTAATGAGTTGACAGATGCCAAGCCCAGGCCCTACTATTGAAATATCGACAGCAACCAACAACCGCTAGCTAATAGCCGGGTTCTGTCACCCCAGAGAAAAGGGGTCCGTCGCGCCAACGACTCGCCCCTTAAGTTAAATCCACTTACAAAGGATCTTCCCTAATGTTACTTCATTTCCCCGCAACCGTCCTGGCCGCTGCTCTGTTCCTGCCCGCTGGCGCCTCTCTGGCCTCTAGCACCGTGGCACTGCGTGGTGACGGGCACTGTCCGACTGAGCGCTACAGCTCGGATCCCGACTGTGCTCGGGAAGGTAGCCAGCAACTCAGCAAGTCCAGCCGAGATCAATTCCCCCGGTGCATGAACGGCACCTGCACGAACCGCCGCAGCACCGCTGTAGTGGCTAGCGCTGAGTCTGACAAGCGGAACCAGTTCCCTGGTGGCCGTCCCCCTCAGCCGGGCCACCTAGGCTAGAGTCCCCTGGGGCTGGCACTTGCTGGCCCCCTCCTGTTCCGCCACATCCACACCACTTACAGAGAACCACCATGTATCCCACTACCATCGAACGCTACGAGCCCACCGCGCTGGATCTAGTCCAAGAGCCGATCAGCGACGATCCCCGAGTGAAAATTTACGTCGCCCAGGTCATCTACCCTTCCGGGGAATGGTTTAACCTTCATGTCCGGGTCATTCCTGGCCGTGGTGAAGTGTTCCTAGCCACTCAGCTAGCCGGTATCTTCGCCGATGAAGTCCCTGGGGCCAGGGTGGGCGACGTATCGTGTCCCGCCGATGTCCGGGCCGAAGCGTTTGCTGACGACGAATTCTAAACCACGCTGGGGCCTCCGGGCCCCTTAGGAGAACCACCCATGACTGACATTATTGCCCAGCCTCAAGCCCAGGCCCAGACCCTCGAAAAGGTGCTAGTCCACGGGGACTTGGCCGCACTATCGCCAGCAGAGCGAATGAACTATTACAATGCTCTGTGTAGCAGTGTTGGCCTAAACCCATTGTCTAGGCCCTTCGAGTATCTGAAACTGTCTGGCCGCCTAACCTTGTACGCACGGAAAGACGCCACCGACCAACTGCGTAGCATCCACGGCATTTCGGTGGAGCTGGTGGAGCGTACCCGTGTAGATGACTGCTATGTGGTGTTAGCTAGGGCCACCAACGCCTATGGCCGCCGAGATGAGTCTACCGGCGTGGTGCCCATCAAAGGCCTCTCTGGTGAGGCGTTGGCCAATGCCTTGATGAAGGCAGAGACCAAAGCTAAGCGCCGGGTTACCCTGTCGATCTGCGGGCTAGGGATGCTCGACGAAACCGAAGCTGACACTATCCCTGGTGCCGCCCTGGACCAAAACCGACGCATCCAGGACATACGGGAAAGCCTTGGCGTTAGCCGCGAGGAAGTGATAGCCATGCTGGCTACCTTCGGCGCAACTTCGCCCAACCAGCTTACGCCGGAGCAATGCGACCAGCTAGAGCAAATGATCCGCTCAAAGTAATGGCCGCCACCACCGCCCGGCTACGCCCCTGCCTGGCCGGGCAGCTATCCATTTTTCTGCATACCAGAGCTAGCCACATGCGCCAGATCATTGCTAGGCACCCTGAAGACGGGGATGCACAGCAGGAACTAGAGCTAGTGCTAGCCCAGATCCGAAACCTACCATCTTTGGGGATATAACCATGAACTTACCCATTGACCCTACCCGCACCGAGATCTTAGCCTGCCTGCTGGCCTACTTGGCCTACTGGCGGGGTGAACTGGAGTCCGCCATGGATGAGGCTAACGTGATGCACAACAGTATCAACGCCCTCCAGGGTGACTTAGCCGCTGCCCTGTTTGCTGAAATGGCCAAGGTGAACCAAGCCCGGCTGGAGGAAGAGCCATGAAGCGACGCAAGTCTTTGGCCGATACCCTGGCCGCCGAGCTACGCCGGGAACTACGGCAACAGCAGCAGCAAGGCCAGGAAGCACAGCAAAGCCAGCAACAGGGCTGGCAGGAGACCCTACAGCAACAACTAGACGAGGTTTATTGATATGGCGACTTATGTTTTTAAATGGCAGAAAGCTTACGCAAGCGGGGTGATGGAGGGCAGTTCGACTGTCCAGATCGCTAGCGGAGATATTCGCATGGCTGTGGCGGCTGCACAGCTGCAAATAGCCCAGATCCACGCCCTATCGCCTAACCAAGTCAAGATCCGCGACATCCAGCGGATCACGTTTAACACCCTGGGGGGAGACTAACCAGGCCACTTACAGAGGACCACAGACCATGAACACCATGCAACCCGCCGATCTACCCATGCCCGCCAGCCAAGGCATTGCCAGCCCAGTTGATGCAGCTTTGTTTGCCGTAACTGGTGCCGTTGTGATCGCCATTGCCGCAGCGGAAAACGCAGACAAAAAGCGCAAAAAGTAAGCCTTTTTTGCGCCGTCCAAACCCCGGCTATAAGCTGGGGTTTTTGTTTTGGGCACTATTTAGATAGTGCTGGTTGTAACAAAATGCTAACCACGCGACGACTATCAGATGAAGTCCTCGAAATCCGGATCCGCTACACCGGGGAGGAAGCCTATCACTTTTTGCTGGCCAGCGACATTCACCTGGATAACCCAAAATGTGATCGCAAGCTATTTTTTAGTCACCTGGAAAAGATGAAGGCTCTCAACGGCAGGGCCTTATTTTTTGGCGATGTGCTGTGCTTGATGCAGGGCAAGCGGGACAGGCGCGGCAGCAAGGCCAGCATTCGCCCCGAGCACCAGGGGGCCAATTATTTCGACTTGGTATTCAAGGAGTCCGCTGACATTCTGGCACCCTACGGCCAGGAGATCCTGATGATGGGCAACGGCAACCATGAGACAGCCATCATCAACCACCAGGAGATAGACCCACTGGCTAATGTGGTACAGCAGCTGCGGGACCGCCATGGGGCCATCACCGAGCACATGGGCTATCAGGGCTGGATTCGGTTTGTGTTCTACAAGGAACGGGGTCAGGGCGTCGAGTCTGTTCGGCGGTGCAACTTGTTCTTCCACCATGGGGCCTGGGGCGGTATTGTCACCAAGGGCACCATGGGCGGTGGCCGGTATGCCAGCATTGCACCAGATGCTGATGTGATCGTCAATGGCCACAATCACGAGCGGAGCATCGTTTCTCACCCCTGCTACCGGTTGATCGAAACCGGCAAGGTGCGGGTAACTCCCCGATACCATGTACAGACGGGCACCTACAAGGAGGAGTTTCAGGGCGGCAACGGCTGGGCGGTGGAGCGGATCGTCATGCCAAAGTCCCTAGGCGGCGTCTGGCTGAGGCTGACTCCCACCAAGTCCGCTGGCGTTGTGGTTTCACTGGAACCGGCTAGCTAAACCGTGCTAACTGTGCTATAGTAGGGGACAGGAACCTTGAAAATTTGGTGACGGTGGCCCCACGCTGGTGGGGGTGTGTCGATGACAATACCTAGCCCCATTTTGGTGGGGGTGGATCCAAACTATAGTTGCATGTTTCCCCACAGTGGTGGGGATGTTTCAGAGTTCTCTCCCTCGCCCCATACTGGTGGGGGTGCTTCTTGACTCTGGCGAGTCCCCACACTGGTGGGGGTTTTTCTTTTGACACCCAACTATAAGCCAGTCGTGTTAAATTAGGCTTTGTAGATGCACCACTCCGACCCCGGCCACGGCTGGGGTTTTTTGTTGCCTGGGCATTCTGGATCCATGGCAACCAAGAAACCTACACCAAAGCTACGATCCAAGCATGCGCCCAAGCCAGCTCCTGGTGCTAGGCGGGGCAACCGGCAGGTGGTGAAGACTTCCGGCCAGCCTGCTACGCCAGCCTGCAAGGAACGGGGCTTTGAGTTGTACTGCGAGCTGGGGCCTCAATGGGCTGAAATATCCAGGCGGCTGAAGGGCGAAGGGTTTGACCGCTGTGGCAATACCACGATCAGCGGCTGGGCCAAGGCAGGCGACTGGCAGGCCAGAAAGCTAGCCATGGCGGATGCACCAGGCGAGGCGGCAAAGGTGCCCCACAAGGCCAAGACAGCACCGCCACCACCGCCAGCGACAGACCTGGGCAGCTACCGCACCAAAAAGACCAACCTGGAGCATGTGCGCACAGCCATTGAGCAGGTGGTGCAGTCGATCTGTGATGCACGGGCTACCAGCGACCTGCGGGCCATTGGTAGCCTAGCAACGGCGCTGGTAAAGCTGATCGAACTTGAGGGAAAATTAAGCCCGGCCACGGCAGCCGAGCTAGCGGCCAGGGCAGTAGATCTGGGCCTGGATCCAGAGCAATTTATGGCCGCATTGGCCGAGCAATGGCGGATCGCTAAGGCTGGCTGAGGACTCCCACGGTGGTGGGGTGTGCTTTGAGGCCTCAGTCAGAGCGAGAAACCCCCACCGAAGCGGGGAGGTGTTTGCGAGGGGCAAAGTCCACCATATAGGCGGCGGTGGTCGAGAAACCCCCACCGGAGTGGGATTCATCACTGTCACCTGTCACCACAAATTGTCAATGTGCTACCCCGAGTATAGCACACAACCACCAACCTGGGCACCCTATAAAAAATTCTCTGAGGGATCCACCATGAGCGAGGACATCAAAGCGCAGGTCCGGGCCATTGCCCATGAAATTGCCCGCCGCGAGGTCTTTGAACACGAGATCCGCTTCACGCTGTCCGGCATGGCCATCGGTGCTGTAGCGGTGCTGGCCTGGCTGGTAGCCACGGGTAGGTTCTGATGGACCTCCAGGCCATGCTGAACGAGCTAGACCGGCTAGGGACTATGCTAGACGAGCTAGCCGGGGATACGCCAGAGCCAACCGGCTGGCCGCTGGGGGCCGATGAGGTTGACTATGGCCATGACGTTTTGATCCGCCTGGACCGGCCAGAGTCTTGCCAGGTCTGTCAGCAACCAGCTAGCTGGGGATCGCTGTTATTGGGTGAGTATGTCTGTGGCCAACGCTGCTACGACACCTTGATCTCCCCGTCCTGGGATCCTGCATAGCCCTCTTTGGCTAGCAGGAACCGCCCATCATAGCCATCGCCCACAAATGCCCGCACAGCTTCATAGCCCGCTGGCTGAATGTACCAGACATAGGCAAAGTTCTTGGCCTCAGCGGTGCCTAGCAGGGTGCCTAGCTGGGCCGCTGTCACCTGGAACAGGCCAGCCTGGGAGCTAGCGGTATTGGTGCTGCGGGTGATGCCAGAGCCTATGCTGAGCGACAGCGCTGGCGTGGTGCTGATCGGCTTAAACTTCTTGTCCAGCTCGAAGAACCGCACCGATATACTGGCGTTGGTGTAGTTGGTGACGGTATCCGCACTGGGCCGGGTAAATGCCCAGGTTAGCCCGGCCAGGCCAGCTCCCACCAATACTGTTTTTCCGTTCAAAGCATCAGTCACAATCACAATCCTCCAGGCTAAGTGTGGGCGCAATGGATCCAATATTCAACCCTGCAATAATGGCCGCTACCGCTAGGGCTGGGGCCAGGGTGGTCAGATCCAGGCTAGGGATAGTGCTAGCCAGTTCCAGGCTAGGGTGCTGGGCTAGCAGGTCCAGGGCAGGGGCGAGGCTATCCAGGTGGATGCAGGGGATGCACTTGAGCAGGCGTAGCCCCAGGATCAGGCCAGGGTGCAGGCCAAGGGGATAGAGGGTGCCGGTTAGGCCGAGGGGGTAGAGCATGGCTACACCTTTTTGCTGACGTCAGGAATATGGTTTCTCATGGCAACGGCACCCGATCAACGGCAGACTGGGCATCGATGGCAGGGTTGCCCTGATCATCTAGCAGACTGAACACCTTGCGCACGGTGCCATCTACGTTGTACTGGGTTGCAGTACTGTTGGGATAGTCGATCCTAAAGCGCCCCATGGTAAAAGCTTGGGCCAGGGCCAGGGTGCTAGCAATGTCCGGGTTCACAGCACCCACCACATCGACCCCGAGTGGCACCGCCCCGGCATTGGCAAACCAGCGCACTTCGCCGCCAGCGTCCGGTAGTTGCACCACCGCTCGCCAGATACCGTTACCCAGGTGGGTAGCGTTAGTGAGTGCACCCAAGGTGGTGCCATCGAATAGGCGATACTGCACCCCGCTGGTGTAGCGAGAACCTAGGATTGCGGCACTGGTAATGGTTTGGGGCATTAGGCGACTCCTATGGCAGTAATAGCGCCATCGGTGCGGATAATGGTCTTGGTGCGGGTCACCGCAGGGCTGCGGGTGTAGTCAGTCTCGGTGATGCTGGTAATGGCGCCATTGGTGCGGGTGATGGCTTTGCGGTATAGCTCCGCCCCGCCATTGCTGACGTAGATGCTGATTTGCGTGATAGCGCCATCGGTGCGGGTGATGGTTTTGTAAAACGGTTCAGGCCGCAAGGAGACCAGCGGCAAAATGTTGGTGGTCTCCAGGTTGCCCGAACTGCCGAGCTGGACTGCCTTAGTCATGGCGCTATACCGTCAGGGCAATGGGTCTGTCATATTCAAAAAGAATCGACGTAGGTGAGAGGGCATGGCCCAGTGGCTGGAGGATCACATTTGCGCCAGGGGTGGCGGGTTGAGTAGATGAAAAGCCTCCGGGAGTTGTGGCGCTTAGGTATACTGGCCCTACTGTTGCGCTAATGACACCAGTATTGCGGCCAGTCAGATAAATCGTGGCGTTAGCAGGCGATGTAACCGCTGTCAGGACATAGCCCCGTGCTTCTCGCCCATTGCTGGCGTCCGCTTTACGTGCCTTAACAGTGCCACTATCGTCAAAGATGTTGATAAAATCGCCCGCGACTAGGTTCTCGCTGGTCGGCAGGACTACCGTTTGGAGTTCAACTCCAGTAGGCAAAAAGGTAGGGCTAAGCGTCCCGTTTGTATCAAGTGAAGGTATTTTATTGGCGTCGGCTACTCCAGCACTGCTGGTGACTGCTTGAGTCAGTGTGGTGTTGCCGTTTACGACGGTCAGAAACTTATTTGTGGTCATGGCTTTAAGCTCCTAAGAATATGGGAGAAGGTAGTTGAAGGTTAATCACAGTCGGGGAAACAGGCTGAGCCAACACTAGCAAGAATCCTGTTGTCGGTGGCGTCTGGGTAAGCTGGCCATTGGCGCCCAGGTAAATGGGACTACCTCGGGTCCAGTTCCACACCGCATCGCTAATTTCCCCTAGCCTGTAGGCAGCCCCTTCGGTGCCTTGGCTGATCGCATAGGGCAGAATACCAGCGACTCGGTAGGCATGGCTGGGGGTGCCACTGTCTGCATAGGCAAACTGGCCAGCATTGTCGAGGATTACCGCACTGAGGGCCGATAGGTTGATGCTGGCGGTGGCGGTGGTGACCGCATCACCGAGGTCAGGGAGGAGTGAGATTGGTCGGTAGATAACGCCCATAGCTCCTCCTATAGCACCAATGCCGTAATGTCGTCGGCCTTGGCGTTGAGTGCATCCACACTAGCCTGACTAGCCTTGGTGTCTACGCTGGCCTGAGTCGCTAGGCCTGCCTGGATCTCGGTCACTGCACTAGCGGCAATGGCATCGGCGTCAAATGCGTCAGTAGCAATAGCATTTGCCGTGATCACATTGTTGTTAATGATGCCTACCGTTACCGCCCCGGTGACACTACCTACGGCACCGGTGACACTGCCCACAGCACCAGTTACGCTACCGACTGATCCGGTAGTACTAAAAGTCTGGGAGCTGGCAAGGTTGAAACTGTCCTTATCCGTGAGTGCCCTGGTAGCATGAGTCCAGATTTGCGTGGTGGTGGGAATATCACCAACGGCTGCGGGGGCTGCTGGCAAGTTCGTGGTCTTGCTGTTGATTGCCGATAGCTGCGTGTCCACATTAGCGCTAGCCAGCCCTACAGCTTGCCGGATCTCAGGACTGGTCAGGCCCGTCGTTGCGCCAGTGCCAAACACATCAGCGTTCAGGTTGATCGCATAGCTGGTGGCGGCAATCCCGGTACTGCTGCCGGGAAACGTAATGCTCCCGCCTGCAATGCTGAGGGGTGTGGTGCTGTTGGTATTTTCAACCTCTACCCGCCCCGCCTGGTAACTGGTGAACGACAGCGCCTCTAGGGTGTCAAAGCTAGCCAGCCGAATGCCTGCTTCTGTGCTGCGCACCCAGCACCACCAAAGAAAAATATTCTGAATCAACTCAACGCCGTCAGTATCATTGGAATTGATCTGAAGAGTGCCCACACCCTCTAGGGCAATGGTGAACTGAGATAGGCCAGAGCCCGTATTGGCCGGGGTTAGTACGCCATATTTATTGCTTTGGATCTGGGTGCTGGCAACGATGGCTTCGTGGATAGGTTCTAAGACGGTTGGGCCGATAGCTGCACCCACGGTAATACCGCCAGTGGTACTCCACACTAGCAGACTGTCTCGGGTATCCAGGAAGCTGCCAGAGGTCGCTATGTCGCCAGACTCCGCCCAGTAGGTGGCCTTAAGCCGTACCAGGGCACCATTGGGCAGGCTTAAGTTTTGGGCAAGGCCGCTGCCGCCAGACACCACGACATTGAACAGTTCAGTCTCAGCGGCTAGAGTAAAGTCACCACTGCCCTGGCTGGTAAAGTCCACCGGGGTGCTAGGAATATTGGCGATGCTAGCGAAAAGTTTACCGTCGCTCCAGTAATAGAAGCCACCATCCTTAAGGACATTACTGGTGGTTGTGGGCAAAGTTGCGCCACTATTGAGGCTAAAGCGTACCTGGGTCCAAGGGGCGGCGGTGGCAAAGGCCGCAGGTCTACCCTGGCTATCGTTGCCCAGGGTGATTACATCGGTGGTGGTATTGATGGCAGTGCTAGCTATTGTGAAGCTTTGCACCCTAGCGGCATAGGCTCTGGAGCCATCGGCAAAATTAGGTGCAGTGAATCGGATCTGGGAAACAATGGTGATTTTGGTAGGGTCGTAGATTAGGCCAGGGTCGCTGTAGGGAATGGTGAGGGTGAAGGGACCAACATTGTTAGCCGCCACCACATTCGCCCCCGCCTGGAGGATCAGATTGCTGCCAATGGTGGTGTTCTGGCTGATCGCCAGGGTAGCCCCGGAGGGGACGGTAAAGTTGTCGTTATAGGTGGCCTTGCTGCCTAGCGTCAGGGTAGTGCCAGAGGACATGGTAAAGCGGTAGGTGCCGGTAATACCTGCCGCGGCCCCAGACAAGGTAAATCCTTCGTTTATCGTGCCCTCGGCGTCGTCGGTAGCTGTGTAGGCGTAGGGGTAATATTCGCCATTGGCGTAGCCGGTGGTGCCATCGCTATTTCGCAAGCTGATCAAGCTAGCGCCAATCACTAAAATAGAGAGTGCCTGGAATGCGGTGATGGCAGTAGATAGAGTCAGCGGACCATTAGCAGAGGTTTTGGTGATGGCCGGGGCAGTGGTATAGCTTTGGGCCAGTAGGTCGATGACTGTATTAAAGCGGTTGAGTTGATTTAGCCTAGCGATCCGACTGGCATTGCCGGAGATGAAACTATTGGCGGCATCAGTACTGTTGTAGTTTAATGCTAGGGGGGCGGTGTAGGAAGGGATCTGGAAGCTGGACAGGTACTCCGGCAACGTGTACTGCCTGTTGACGGGGATCACATCAGTACCCTTGACATTGACTGTAGCGCTGCCATTGAAAGCATCAAGGTTCAGCTCGTAGGCATTAACGCCAGCGGTGGTCACAAAAGCGATCACAGTGCGGTTAGCTGCGGTGTTATGGTAGAGCGCACCTAAAAGTGAGTCGGTAGCAGTAGTATTGTGCAGCCAATAAAACAATGCTGCGCTGGTGGGTACGGCATAGCCGCTAGAGTGGGCAATAGTTTGGCCGTTGATAGTAATGGTGCCGGTGCCATCAAAAATGTTGTCAGCAAAGCGGTAGAGCAGGTTAATGGTGTCCCCCACTACCAGCAGGACTAAATCAGAGCCTACTTTTGTAAAGCTTAGATGGCGAGGTGTAGAAGCGCTCAGCCCGTTAGTGGTGAAAGTCGCTTTGATCGCTGGGGCACTTGATACGGTAGTAGCATCAAAGGCGTAAAGAAATAGTTGGTTAGTGGTGCTGGTGGCAATCAGATAGCTAGTGCCAGCTTTGTAATAAAAATCTAGGTCTCTAGCCGTAACATTGATCGAAAATACAGGGGTGGTGATGTTGTAATAGCCAATAGTAGTTTCGGCGTTGGGCGCAATGCTTGTCCCATTGACGGTCACCGAACTGGTGCCATCGAAATTGGCAAGTATTAAATTACGATAAAAAGTAGCAGTGCTGGTATTGCGAATCGAGGCAAAGCCATTAGCAAGGTCCGTTGATAGCCGAGCAGCGCTAGGAAAGCTTGCACTGGCTAATCGCAGTCTGGCACTAACAAATTTGTTGCCTGCTCCCCAGAACTGTAGGGCATCGCCTACGGCAACAGCATTGGTCAACCCTGGAGCGAAGGTCACCCTGGCTCGGGTGCCTGCATCAACTAGATTTGCCCGAGGATTGATTACCGACACATTGTTGGCGCTAAAATTCGCCACATAGATCCGATCACTGGTCGGCGCATAGCCAACGGCGATAGGCGCAGTGCCAACGGTGATGGTTGCTACCACCGCATTGGTGACAGGATTGATCACCGATACATTGATGGCGCTAAAATTCGCCACATAGATCCGATCACTGGTCGGCGCATAGGCAACGGCGAGAGGCGCAGTGCCAACGGTGATGGTCGCTACCACCGCATTGGTGACAGGATTGATTACCGACACATTGTTGGTGGTTTGATTCGCCACATAGATCCGATCACTGGTCGGCGCATAGGCAACGCCGTAAGGCGCAGTGCCAACCGCGATGGTCGCTACCACCGCATTGGTGACAGGATTGATTACCGACACATTGTTGGTGTTTTGATTCGCCACATAGATCCGATCACTGGTCGGCGCATAGCCAACGGCGAGAGGCGCAGTGCCAACGGTGATGGTCGCTACCACCGCATTGGTGACAGGATTGATCACCGATACATTGATGGTGTTTTGATTCGCCACATAGATCCGATCACTGGTCGGCGCATAGCCAACGGCGAGAGGCGCAGTGCCAACGGTGATGGTCGCTACCACCGCATTGGTGACAGGATTGATCACCGATACATTGTT